AATTGCGGCAACTTCATCAAAAAAAGGTCCGTCACTTGACAAAACTACATCTTGATCGTTATGGCTATAGTAATAAACTAAATGAATACGAGTGTTCGTGGGAAATTCATTGTTGTGAAAAAAATATCGGCGCTGCCTAAGCGGCCTTTTTTTGTATTTATCTTTACCCATGGTTCAAGTCTAATTAGCCTATTAGACTGGTAAATTTAAAAATCTCTTTATTTTTTAAGCTGCGTAGCTAAAAGGGCGCCCACGAAAGTTACCATGGTGAATTCAAAACCCCACACACCGTAGAAAATCCAAGCTAAAATTATTAAACTTATAAACTTCCAAAAAAAATTAAATTCAAAAAGCATCAATCATATCCTGTGTAAATTATTTCACTTTCTTTTATTAGTATAACATCATTATTAAGAGTGTAAATTAAAATTCTACCACTATCATCTATTGTGTCATTTAAGATATAACATTTAGTTTGGCGAATGACACGTACTATCTTCTTTTGCACAACATCATAACACCAGATATATCCCTTTCCTTTAATTCCAACTTCGGGCAAGAGGGTTTCGTTTTTTCCTACATTGCCGGCAATTTGGTTTAAAACGCTTTTTAAAGCACTGGTGTCGATATCGTGTGTTCCCATATATTAAATAGAGAACATATGTCTTAAAATTTTATCAAAAAGAGGTACTATTTTGCCAAACATTTCAAATTTAAAGCATACTCAAAGCTGCTATAGCTGTTCCCACTGCAAATTGAACTATCGCAAACATCGTAATAGCTTTTGTTTTAAACAGTTTCAATTCTTCGAATTCGCTCAACGCTTCCTTAAGTTGTGTCGGAGAAACAACTTCATCCATCTTTTCTTTCCATGTTTTGATTTCTTGTATACGGTCTTCTCGAGCTTTAAGTTCTACTAGTTCGCTCTTCACACTTTGCAACTCCACACGCAATTGTTCTATCGCAGTCGCTAGCGTCTCAAGCTGCTGCAGAACCATTCGCGAATAAGTTTCCCATCCATCATCAGTTGGCATCGTAAACCCCTCTGCCTCTAATTAGTAATCAAATTGTTTGTCCGAAGATTTCCTTCAATTTTTCAACGGTGGCCACCACCCCGCCTTCTTTTGTGTGTAATATTGCAACACCACCTGCATCTTCCCATGGAATTGTGTTTGAGGTGAAGTCATCAATCAAAATATTTGGACTATCATCGCTTGTGGCCCATTCAAATTTGTTCCGACTCATAAACACCTCTTTGGGTGCCGGATTTAAGTTGTTGTCAATCCAAATTTGCTTTCCTCTTTCTGATCCTGGTCCCATTGGGCTTGTTAAAATGTCTGGCTCATATTGCGCTATGTAAGCCCATAATTCCTTACCCCCCGGCATCCACGTTAAATTAGCCCAAAATTCTTCATCATCCCAAAGTGCTCTATACATATAATCGCGAGTCGCTTTATTCAACGGGGTACGCGGCTTAAAATGTTTATCCAAATCTTTCATGCTTACGTTAGTCTCTTCTGCCGCTTTTAACGCATCTCTCAACTTCATCACCTCTTTGGTTTGAATTGAAGGATCCTTAATGTCTTTATTCAGACGCTCTACAACTCCTTGCTCAAAATCAACGAGAACACCATCCATATCGCAATAGATTTGATATGAAGATCTTTGTTCTTCTTTTAAGAACTCTCGCCAATTTTCAAGTAGGAGTTTCATTTGACTGAATCTCCTGGGTTACCCGTCAGATTTGCAAGCGAAATATGAAACCTACGTTCTGGTTCTGGATCTGCAGGTCCACCCACCAGTTCCATAATTTGATTAACATAATTTCTTAATTCATCTTGATTTTCCACCCAGGCGACCCAGGACTTTCGGCCCAACTCTTCATCCACTCTTTCTTCCCAATCGTTGCTTAAAATAACCGGTGGTGCTGGTGGCAATTCTCCAGCCTTTGCCATGGCTTTCAGTTGTTTTTTGAACGGCTTCAGGACGCTCTGATGAGCCAGTGTGACGTGCAATCGATCATCACCTAGAGGTACGGCTTCTGGCGGCAACGTGCCGATAAGGGATTTTGCTTGAGAGATAATCTCTGGATCTGGCATTAGCTTGAGAATGCCGCTAAATTTGACTTCTTCGTTTAAGAACTCTCGCCAATTTTCAAGTAGGAGTTTCATGGTTGCACCGTTTCAATTCCAATTGGATTGCCCACCATGATTTTCATTTGATTACTCCCAGCAATATCACGTATATACCACCCATCGTAGCCAGGATACTTACCTTCAGGGTGGGGACCGAGCCATTCTACAGGTTCGCCCAGCACTTTTTCGACGTCCTCTTGGCTCGGTACGAAAGGCACATTGTGATACTTAATCATAATATGAGCAATTGCTTTGGACATTTCTCCGTAAAAACCTTCTTCTTTGAGCAATTCTGCTGTCTTTGCCAGATAGGCATCGATGGCTGCGCGGCTACCGTCATGTCCAGAGCCTGACATTTTGGGACCTTTGGAAAAACGCGTTGCGTCTGGCTCCGGATCATCATCAATATCCACTGCTAGCCAGTCCGTATAATCGGCTGGCATCTCTTCCACATTTTGAAGCTTGAGGTGTCCTCCAATATTTTTATAGGCCGTGTCAATTAAGTCATGAAGCTCGTCGGCAATATTAACTTCGCCGTCGCGCTCCATAGCAGCTTGACGAATGTCTTCGTGTGGCACATTAAACCATTCATCTTTGGGGACATTATAGTCTTCCCATTTCTTTTCCTTTAAGAACTTTCGCCAACTTTCAAATAGGAGTTTCATTTTTTAATCCTTTTACTTTATAGCCGCCCTTGGACCATTCGGAGTGCATTAGGTGTCCAAGTTGATTATAATCTCGCCACCCTAATGCATGCCCAAGCTCGTGTTCCATGATGCGTTCTGATTGTCCCCATCCAGACATTATTTCTATCTTTGCTTTAAAGATTTCGTTATTTTCCTTGTTTTTCCAAGTTCTTGTGGTGGCTAAGTGTTCTTTCATATTATAATTATAGTTTGCTATGTTAATAAGTACATCTCCATATAAAACAATGTCTCTTATGCAGCTAATATCCTTTGTATCTGCAACAATTACGTCACCTATATTATATCCCAAATTTTCCCAAAAGTCAACTGCTCGATCTACTCTGTCTTTTTTCACAGGAGCCGCAGGACAAATGATGATAGTTGGAGGCATATGCCAAGATCCATTCTGTGTCGGAGGTCCAAAAGTTAAAGCGGCATCATTAACTGCCGCACTAGTAACGTTTATTATGAAAAATAGAGGCAACAAAAATTTCATTCATTGTTACCCCCTCTTTTAATCACCGCCGTAAGTGATCCATAATTCAATTGCCTCTTCATATTCTTTAAGTTCTTCATCGCTGAGATCTTCAAGTATTTCGTCTAAATGTTTCATGACACCTCCTTTAAGCTTCTCGTAAGAAATCTTTCCACGTATTAACTATCCTCTTGACTTCAGTTTGTGGTCCTCCCATTGCTCGAAGGATCCTTTGTAGTGCCTCTGCTGCCTTCTCTTCGACGTCGGTACCTTCCCACATTTCAGTAATTTCCCGCGCAGTCTTTATAGCATCGTCTGGAACATGCTCTTCTGCATACATACGGACTCTAATCATTGCGTCGTTCTCATCGATACTAAGAAGTTCCACTTTCCATTCGGGAGGATACATTTTAGTTTCTGCTTTTTCCATTGCTGGTTTGGCCAACAGGTTCTTTAAGAGTATACTAAATTCTCGACTCTCTAAAACCTTTTCAATTTGAGCAGGGTCTCCCTCTCCAGCAATGCCAATCTGGGCGTCGATGTTGGCATCAACATATTCAAACTCGTCCATTTCATAACCTTCGCGAGTTATGAGTTCCCAGTCAGCCGAATCGGTTTCTTCATTATAAACAGCCATGGCCCAATCCTGGTAACCTCCACCGGTCATCCAACCTTCTCTTTTGAAACCACGCTCTAAAATATGCGTAAATGTGCCATGGTCGCTCTCTATATCATCAACTTTATCAACTGCTGCACAAAATTCCGTAAATCCATCTGGACTGTAAGCATATCCCATGCCACCAAAACCTGGCAAACGATCAGTCACCATTTCTAATGTAGCCACTATGGTGCCTCTTTCTGACTTCGACACAGTTATTCCATCTTTATTAAAATAAGGGAATCCAAATTCATCTAATTCGTAGGCTACCCACTCTAGATCATCATTCCATGCCGGAAGTTTAACCCACTCGCTGGGATCCCAATCGAGATTCATAATGGCATCTATTACAATATACGCCCCATCCGCTCCATCGTCCTCAACTCTATATGTCACCGTGCTATAACGATATCTATTGTTCCATTCATTAGCAATATCCTCACATTCTGCGTCCCATCGCTCAATAAGCCCTCCAACTAAATCTAAATCAAGTTCGTCCTCTGTAGCTTTGTCTTGTATTACATTTCCTACGACAGGCATTTCCTTGCCGAATAAATCTGTTATCAAGCTACTAATTGCAGTGTCCTCATAAGATCCTCCAAATTTTATAAATGACCGAAGGTCGAGAGTTCCAAATTGCCAAGGTTCTTCGCCGTGTTGCGACATGGATCGGTTTGGACTCCTGGGAGCTTGTTTCATTTGCGTTTTTTGGTGCTCTCTTGCCCAATTCGTAATTCTTTCGCGAAAACCAGGGATTGCCGCCCCATAAATGCGTTCTTCTGGGATGGCCATCTGGATTCCTCCATATGGATTGACTTCTCCTGCTTGTTTTATGCGCTTTACAAGCGCGTGGAATTCTTCATCCGGCAAATCGTCGGGGAGGTCGTCTAGGGTGGCATATTTTCTCGCTAACCCAAGCTCTTCATCCTTGCGATAGAAGCGGACCTGACGCAAGCGAAGGCGAGATAGAGGGGTAATTGAGCCAGATTTCAAATATCTCTCATCGTCCTCAAATATTTCCTCATCATGATTAATAATTTTCTCCGCTTCTTCAATGGTTGTAGTATCCGTGGCAGTTAATAAGTCGTCTGTTTTCACTACATACGCAACAGCCCCATGACCATGAGCTTCAGCTACCGCACACTTATAGTATTCACTTGGACCTCCGCGCGAAGGAGGCGAATGACAGCTTTCAATCGCATCAAAATCAGACATTCGAAAAACATCGATAGGGTGTCGCGTAAGAATGATGGAATATTCGTTAGTTTGTGCTGCGTCTAAGTTTTTCTTAATCCAATCGGCTTTTTGTTGCCAAAATTGTGCCATTTGTAGGATTTTTTGAGGATCTCTGCGCCACTTATAAGCAGGTCCGCGGCCGCCACCAGTCAACATTGTGTACTGATCGCTTATGTTATAGAACCGTCTTGCATTTTCGGATCCCAAAATTCGCTCCACATCTTCGCCAGAGTAGTGAGAACCTGCCGCATCAATGATTGTTTTGTGCAACGTATTGTATTTTACCGCTAATTGATGAACTTTGGAAAGGAATTTTCCAATTTTCATCTTAATTTGTCTTTTTGACGTATCTGGGCGCCCCCCTAGTATGTCATCAGCCATGGCTCCAGGGTCGGTGTTAGTCAATTCTTGCTCTCCAGAAAGAGTACCCTTCTTCCAATCCACCTCGTATCTCATTTCTTTCCATATATGCATGAATTGTCCTAGGTCAGTTTGCATATCCAACGTCTTAAAATCTAAAACAAGGCGTTTTTTGCCGTCGAATAGCTCATCAAACGCCAAATCTGACGGTTCCATCTCGTCTATAGCACGAACAATGTGGGTCATTTCGTCTTCGGTGATTTCTCGAAGCACTTTTTCGACTTTTGGGGCGTTTTGAGGGCGAAAGCTGCCTTCGGTGAGGAAATTTTTCCAAATATTATTGAAATTTTGCATTTGTGGCTCGTTTAATTGTTGGGTTTTGCTTTTTCTAAAGCTCTGTCCAATAAATAGGTTGGAAATGTTCTTAGTTCTAGAGATTTCTCATTCTTTATCTCGTCAATTGTCTTCCATTTTGCATCAGTGTGTTCAACAACTCCAGTTTTTGGATTGGGAGTTAGTTCGACATCTCCATACCACTCCCTCGTGGCATAATAATATTTATCCGCATCATCGGATTTTATTTTATCAACATATTGAAGACTTGTTAAGGGAGCTTTTAGTCCTGTTTCTTCTTCTAACTCCCTTAACACCCCCTCTTCCATGGATTTATCTTCAGGGTCAATGTGTCCTCCCGGTAAATCCCAATATCCTTGTTTCGAAGTTTCATCTGCAGAGCGCTTAAGAATAAGAATTTCATCATCTTCATTAATGCAAATAACACATGCAATAGTTTTGCGTTTATCAATAGCTTCGCTCACTAAATGAGCCCACAGCTGTGTATACTTTAACGACATGCTCTATGTTTGTTATTCATATTTTCACATAAAGAACTCAATGCTAATTCCATATTTATATTCTGGATGGGGGAGACCCACATTAAATTATCTAATATCACTTGATCCATTCCTAAAGAACGCGCAGCTTGCACGTCTATTCCCCACAAAACTCCTACAATGTCTCCCTTGGCATCATAAACTAAAGACCCACTGCAGCCAAACCAGCCTTGTGTATTAAGAAGTATCTGAAGTCCTGCGTCTGATAAGATTTCGTATCCTGCTACGCGGCCGCGAAACGTTAAGAGACGATGATCCGCCGGAAATGCGGAATAGGTAATTTCCTCTCCAACCTCTAAAATACCTTTACGTGGAGAAAATTTCAATGGCTTCACATAGTTAAATGACTCCACAAGATACAATATAGCAATGTCATGTAACTCATCAGAATATATTAAAATTGCCGGCTTTATTTCTTGATTTCTCATTGCATAATAAGTTCCTCCTATGATGCCGTTAGCAACATGTTGAGCCGTAAAAACCAAGGTTAAACCTTTATAATTTACTAGCGCGCCCGTGCCGTGTCCTCCTCGAGACCCAGATTTTACAACTTTAACAGCTGCTTGTCTAACGTTTTCTTCTACTTGGGTCATGACAGAACTAACCGGTGCCGTCTTCATGCTGGGATCTAGGGACGGCTCAATTGAATTGGCGTTAGCTTGCATAGGAGCCATGATCAAGAAAGCTCCTATTATTAATGTTATATATTTCATTTTTGTATTTCCTCGTTGGTGTTTAAAATTGTGGCAACCAAATGTACGCGGTTAGATTCGCCTCCATTCAATGCGGTGTGATATTTTAAAGTATTGGTATAATAAACAGATCCGTCGGCTGGGAGGTGAGTGCAAAAATGATCTGCTACAAGTAGGCATCCCGGATTAGTTAAAATTGGAAGGTGGAGTCTAGGTTCTGGATCGCGATGAAAACTTAAACAGTTTCGAGGTTCCAACAAAAGAATTCGCAATCTTCCTAAATTAAAATGTTTAGATATTTTTTGATACACTTCTTCAAAATATGTATTTTTTATTTCTGGAATTAATTCGGTATAGGCGCTTTCATCAACGAAATTTTCGCGTTGTACTTCTTTATATTCATCATTTTTTATCCAAAATATACCGCGATTATCCATTTTATCGCGATCACTAATTTTATTAAGACTAATGGCTTTCACCAGTCCTTGTGAGTGTTCTACTTTATCCAAGAGTTCCACGTATGCTACCAAAAGTTCATCTATATCAAACTTCATAAATGTTAAATCATATATATCGTCATTGTAAGTCATGAAAGCCCCAAAACCGGATCATCATAAATAGGTTCATCTTGAGATACCTGTATCACTTTCTTCTTCAGGGCAGTCTGCTACCGGCGCATAACTCACCAAAATAGAGCTTCCACTATCTGGAGTCGTACTGTTGGAAAAATCAATAGCATTTGTGGATGCATCAAAAATCCAATCGGTGTTCTCTATACCGTCCACATATACATTAAGTGTTTCTTCAATTGGGGTCTGCGCGAGAGTAAACGAAGATTTTAAGATTGAGTCGTGTGCTAGCGTCTCCAGTGGGGTACCCCAATCATCTTCACAAATAGACAAAAATGTCCCGCTTAAATAACTTACAATTGTGTAATATTCAAAAGCTTCTTGGGCGCCCCCGTTAGCTGTACAGCCTCCTGGATAATCTCCAGCCACTGCATGTGCGGTCACATAACTGGCGCCTCCCTTTTCGAGAACTGTATAATTTTTAAGCATAGTAGGAGTAACCCCACTACTGTGGTCATCCTCGTCAGATACGTATATTATTATTAGTTTGGAATCAGTACGCCAAAAATCGCTACCTGGACCTGCTGCATATCCACTCTGTAGTGCATAATAAGAAAAATAAATACCACGTTCATTGGTACTACCATGGGTTCCAATATCATCAATTATAGCTGCAACGGCCGCGGCTGGATCAGCAGTGGCGGTGGTAATTAGCGTCCCTTCTAAATCATAACTGTCGGTGGTGATAAAGGCAATATGATAATCAATACCAGATGTAATAAACACATTCATGAAAGTATCGAAATTGAGAGCTAGCTGAGTTTGATTGGCACTCATAGATCCTGAATTGTCGACAACAAATAAAATATCTGCGGTGGTTATTTCCTCCTGCGTGAACACTTCTTCGTATATGGAAGGATAAGTACCTTCAGCTATTTGATCTGCCTCTGCTACCGGATCTTGAGGATCATTAGAATAAACTTCTATAATGCCGGCGTCCATATCGACGTCGGTAGGAATATAGTTTATTTGAAGCTCTACAGAGTCCCCGGCAGCTATAGTCCACGGGAGTGGACCATGCACGTCTTCATAATCTTCAATAGATAAATCTGCAGGGTAAGTAATATAATAATCTATCTGATCGATAATCAAATCACTGTCGCCTATATTAGAAATTGTAACAGTTAAAGTTTCTTCACAACCAATTAAAACATAATCAAAATCAAAATTTTCTGGTTCTATATTGATGAGGGGGGACGAGCCTATTCCGCTTAGCGTTACGCTTGTTATTGCTTCGTCCGGATCATCTGAAGTAATGTTAATTAAATTCGAATTCGTTTCATACGTTTCGGGATCGTAGGTTACAGTAAACGTTGCACTCTCATCTGGCTCGAGAGAATCGTTGCCAGCCAGCGCAGATAAAGTGAAAACAGTGTCGGCGGAATCTAATTGAATATTAGAAATATTAAGTGTATCACTCCCCACATTAGTAATACTGATTGTTTCTGTAGTTGTGCTGCCGTCGGCGCTTAGGGTTCCAAAATCAATAACGGTTGGCGCAACTACAATGTCTGGTGTTACTACAGGAGCAGGAGGAGGATCTTCAATTTTGGTTACCGAATAATCGCTGCAGGCGCCCAATAACATTACAAAAGATAAGAATCTTAGTAGGGGCCCCATATCATTAACTATGAACTACAATTGCTTTTTACTTCTTAGAGTGAACAATGAAAGGAGAAAGATGTTGCCGACGGAGATAAACTGCAATTGCGTGTCTCCTTCAAGGCGCGCCCAGTACAAAAGAAAGATGTTTATGAAGATTGCGAAACCAACAACGAAGACTAAAATTCTTTCTAAGTAATTTTTCACTCATAGTATATAGCATCGCTTATAATTTGTTAATTTCTTCATCCATCCATTTGATCGCGCCGGCGTGACTTTTAAAAGAAGGTGAGGCGCCGTCAATATAACGAAGGGTAGCACACTCTAACATAGCCCATTGCCACTCCCAATTGCTTTGCTTACAAAGCACTAATCCGCTTGTTATGGAGATGTCGCGCGCATCATTTTCATTTAAATATTTGTGAACCACGCGCGCCTCCTTAATACGACGGTTTTTGACTTCTTGCACGTTGCCTTCCACTTTTCGAACTTGAGGTAAGTCACTCCTCAATATCATTAAACGCGAAGCGCGAATTTTTTCGGTAAATTTTTCTTTAATTTGTGCTTCAAAATATTCCGCCACATTCTCAGGGTCCTTATATTCAAACACATGAAAAGGAGCTTTCGCTCGCTTTCCGTTCTTAAAAACTTTATACACGTTCCAATTATATATCATACTCAAAAGTCTCTCCATTTATAGATTGCCATTTTATTATACCAAGAATTATTGATAATTTCAAGTGTTCTTCTTCTAAAATATTAGTTTGTGGAAGATCTTTAAATTCGTGAACCATTTCTTCGTTAGTCCACACAATCTCCCAAAAATATATATCATCTTCCACGATGTCAACGCGACGAGTTTTCTCTACTAAAAAACCAACGGTATTAGTAGACATTTCAATGATCACGTCTCCTATCGATAACTCAATTGCATCAAGTTCCAATTGCAAAGCTTTAATGAGCATACACTAAATATTTTTATAAAGTGTCAAAACCTTCGAATTCAAAAGAATTTCCAGTCCTTCCTCCGTATATGATTGCAATCGCTCAGGCGGCCATAGCGCGGGACCACACCAGTAGATGTCCCACACCATTATAACGCTTTCATTATCTTCTAATTCCTCCGCATCGACATAAGGAGGCGCATTTAATAAGTTATAGCGCCGCAGCAATACGCCAACTTCTTTATTAATTCCATCAACTACAATATCGCCCACATTAAAAAGGTTGCCTTCCACTACTAACTTTAAGCCAAGAATGCTTTTTGTTTAAACACTCCTCCACATCCGAATCGAATGTCTGACTGTCTCCGTCAGTAGTAACTATGCAAATGTTATTAGGAAACTCATAAAGTGCATTAAAATCTTCTTTATCCAGAATAAAAAACAAAGACTCAGTTGCCTTTATTGGCTCGCGTGGCTCGCTTACCCCTAATATAAAAGTCATTCCTAATAAAATGGAAACAAAAAACTTCATAATTGTTCTCCTATCTTGAAATATATGTACATTATATTACGTAATATTGACCATAATTAGTCCACATAATCCAAGTATCCCTATTAATTTTAGGAAATCGTACGCACATCATCTTGGTTTCTCTATTGACATCCAATACAAGCCCCATAGAGCGCTCTTGAGGCGTTAGATCTTTAATAAAGTCTCCTGACTTGGCTATTGGAAATGGAGCCGGTCTAGGCATGCTACACCTTGATTCTATCGATAATATAAGGATGGTGGAAAGACAAATCCTTATAGAGCTTCTTGATGACCTTCTTCGCTATCTCCCCAATGTCCTCTTTCGTCTCTTTCGACTTCAAAGCTTTTCCAAGCTCTTCCTCGAGTGCCTTCTTAAGCTCTTTCTTGAGAGAATCATCAAGTTCTTTAGAAATCATACGCTTGATTTCAGCTTTATCAGTTTTTGTTAGCTCTTCTAGAATCAAATCATGAAGAATCGCTTCAGTTAATTGCATTGTCGCTTGCACCTATAATCATTATACCATAAATAGTTATAAAAAGCTATTATATCTCAGATTTTTTTTGGCCCAGTTTTTGTAAAACAATTGCATAGACGTCTAATGGCAACTCATTTAAATAATCCATAATTACATTTACTGAAGCTTCTATAAATACCTTTCCTTCCGTATCGCAATAAGGGCACGTACTCCATTTTCCCGGTTCCATGGAATTATAATAACCACCAGCGCTATATCTCCGGGACCCGCGACATGTAGCACAGTTCACTCGAATATATAATTTATCTATTGGCATCCTGTATTAAGTATGGCTATAGATAACGTTTTTGTTTAACTTTATGGGGTACCGGTCGAAATTCTTGATCGTATATATCAACGGTGCCTCCCTCCGCGCGCCTAACGATACCTTCCCAATCGCATACGTACATTTCGCGTACATCGACAATGATTCGTGTTGCCGTGCCACTATTGGCACAGTACGCATGTCCGGTTGCACCTACCACGCCGCTTATTAGCGTCCAATATATTGGCGCTTTACACTTAGGACATAATGGTATTAACTCTACGCGGCAGCCATTTCGCTTATCCCAATACGTGCGCCCCATGTCATAACTATGTTCTGCTTAATAATTTTAGTTCGCTCGCAACATTTTGCCGTACATGCGATGAGCAATATGGACTTGGCCACCGATGCCAATACACTGTTATAATCTGGCGGCGGGATCCGTGTTGTTTGCTCTTAATCGATAGCACAATCCCATATGAGCGCGGTGGTCCATCCGGCATGTCCCATATATCTTGAGCCGGCGGGGTGTGAATGAGCTTGTCAAATATGTGCTGTTGGGGATCATTAGCTCTCGTCACTAAATCGCCAACCTTATAGCGCTTGCTCTTTATGCCCATGTGTTTAATTATACTCTAAAGCTCTCAAAAAGTCAATATTTGAGAAAATTAGGCGCAGATCGAAAAAGGGCCTGGCACCCTCATGCACTCACCCAGCGATGACGGAGAGATACATCCCGGAGGGAGGGAGGGGGGGAGGGGGTCCCCCTACCACGTAACAATAACAAACGCATGCAGTCGCAGGAAAGCTAAGAAGGTTCTTCTCTCTCGTATAGTCCTCTACTAAGCGCACTGGCATATACCATAGCCACGACAGTAGACCAGAACACAATGCCGGTTGTTATCTCTATCGCTCCACTGATATATCTTTTACATTTCTTTTTTGTTCTCTCGCGCAAAAACCTACCACTCCTCATTGTATTACCCTCGACCGTGAGGCGCGTAACATGCTACACTCACGCGCATAACACCGTAACAGTCACAACTCACGCATTTTAAAAGCTCAAAGATTACAGGCATTTAGTTAGCCCTCCGCTTAAAGGGAGAGGACATGTTACGTGTCGCATCGTGATACAAAGGTTTATTTGTGTTGACACGAGGGTTTGCGATGGGGTATAAGGCCCTACACTCGCACAACCGCATTGCCAAAACATTATAAATAACATACTGACAAGCGCACACCATTAAACCCACGTACGTGAACCACCACAATCCACTCATCACTTCACCTCTTTGAACTTTGTTTTATTGCCTTGCTCGATAAGCGTTGCCATTGCACCGCATGGTGTTAACACCTTATAGCGTACTGGAGTCCATGAGTATTGTTTAGAAGTATCAATACCAATGCACACAAACACATCGCCATCGGTATAACGCACACTGTGTGGCCATCCATGCTTCTGGCATCTTACTAACAAAGATGCATCGTTAACACAGTAACCGCTGGACAGTCCCATGTAACGCTCAACTTTGTTTTTTTGTAACCCTTGCAACTTATACATCTTGCCTGGTATCATAAAGGTGTTTTCATTTTCATTATTGATGTAATAAAGTTCTGCTTCTTTTAACAATGACATTACACTGCCTGTACCAAGCTTGTTATAACTGATATAATCTCAACCCTATATTCCCATAACACAATCGTTATTGCTGCTGTCATAAGTCTATTCATTTAATACCTCTAAGTCTCGAGCTAAAAAGCGTCGGTTTCGCATCTTGTAAGTTGTGCCGTATATTGTCACTTCCCAAATGCTACAAGGCACTCCCGATTCATACGGGTTGTAGTCCCTTGGGTGCTCTTTCACAATCAAGCCGATGGCATCGGGGGGAATACCGATAGAGAGCCTATTGAACTTTACTAAGTTACCTACGCGCACTGATCAACTCCAAACGCTCAACGTTGATTAAATCCCAAGTGTTACCGATCTGTACCGGCACGTAATAGCCGCGAAAGGCACCGGTGATTACGCCAATGCGATAATCCAAACCTTTGCCTATGCGTCGGGCGCGTGGCGTACCGATGTAAACTTTCACCAAGTCACCTACCTGCATTGATAACCTCAATATCTCGGCGGTAGTAAGCCGACGGCTGCTCGTGGGCATAGCCGTGAAAAGCAATAATCGGATCGTTGTCGCTGTCGAAACTGACCACAATGCCAGTTCCTAAGCGCGACGGCTTTTCCACATCTTCACGGGCATCAGCGAAAACAACCAAATCACCGACTTTCATTGATCACCCTCAAGTGGTCGCTTTTCTGTGTGATCGGGTAGGGCGCGGCGGCACCCGGTCCCATCCACAAAACTTTAACATCGGCGTTGCCGGTATACTTGCCAGTCTCGACAACCAGACCAACATCGATGGATAGACCTTTGCGCTGCCGCGATGCCTGAAACGCATACGATACCAAATCACCGACTTTCACTGACAACCTCCAAGTTTAGGCGATGGGTCCACGATTTATAGCCATTGGTATCGACCCACCAGACTGTATTGCCCTCCACTGATGTAACAAGACCAGTCTGCTCGTTCGTTCCTGTCCCATCATTATAGGTATACTTTACTAAATCACCGGCTTTCATTTATGAGCCTCGCATATTCATAGGCGATCTTATCGCCGTTGGACAACTTAACAAACCTGCCCGTGCCCTTGTTGCCCCAAATCTCGACAACAATATCAACTCGCTTGTGATACCTGTCCTCAACCAAATCACCGACCTGCATTGATAACCTCCGCTTCATCGGCGCGCACTTCCACGGCTCCAAGTTTATCTACTACGGTCAAAACTCGCACCAATCCCTCCATGCGCTCGCCTATGATAATGCCTCGATACTCTGTATATTCCCATGGCTCAAAAGCTGAACCGGTCCCACCCGAATACCACTTCCAACGAATAAGATCACCTATCTCCATCTGTGCCCTCCGTAATCCACGCGCACAATCCTGCCGCAAGGCAAGTGTCACGCGAAAAAACCGTTGAGGTGTAATGCCATGCGGTGATCTTTTTATAGACACCGTCAGGATACAATACGTGCAACGTCCAACCCATTCTATGCTTCGGCCGCCTCGGCAAGCGCAGCGAGCACCATGATAAAGCTATCGCGCCTCGCTGGATCTTGGTCGGGCGCAAGAAGTTGCGCGGTCATGGCCAAGCCGATCACCACTCTCTCGCATGTGGAGGACGAACCCTCAAAAGGGGTTGTTGCGGCAAAGGTTTCTTCGGAAGTTTCAAAAGTTTCATTCATGGGTAGATCCCTGTAAATGGTTTAGCCTGCTGCCAAAATGGCGGCAAGCTGGGAAGCGGTGAGGTTGTCAACCGAGATGGTCTTAACCTTGTGAACGGTAACCTCGGCACCTGGACGACGTTGGGCACAGACTGATCCGCCCCCTTCGATGCCAAGCACGTATTCGTTGGAGTTGTCGCGCCGCTGGCGGAAAAAGCCGGAAGGCTTTACGCCTGCCTTGCGCAGTAACGCGCGAATCTGGCGCTTGCCATCATTCCAAGAGACAACCGACCGATCTGCCGAAGTTTTGAGGGTTCCGATTTTCATGCTTAAGCTCCTTTCTTTAGCTTATGATCTATTATCTCATCTCGCGAGCAAAAAGTCAAGCTTGAGATGTCAAAGGAATGTCAAGATCCCAATACTCGGTAAACGATCCAGCATGCCAGTTGCCACCGCGTACCGGTGTGCCGTTGGCGTTCTGGTAGTCCAGAAAATGCACGTCAACGTAATGACAGTTTTGAGACGCGAACGGCTTGTTAATGCGGAGCACAATAGCCCTCGCACCTGCTGGCAGTTCGATGGGATCACCACCGTGACCGTACTTGTTCGCAATGCGCTCGCTTTGAAGGGTAAGAATGTCGCCGGTCTGAATGAGATGTCCGAAAGTGGCCATGATGTCTCTCCTTATTACTCTATGATTATCCCATTTTTGGAGCCTAAAGTCAAGCGTCGGATGTCAAGAGAATGTCAAGTAATGCGCTCCAGAAACATCTGGTGAAAACGCAGGATCGAAGTACCAAACTTTACCATGTAAATCCCACTTCGCGGTGCTCCCTCGCTCGGGTGCGTTACCACTTCCACAACCAAGCCGATCCGACTGTCGGGCAGGCGCGCCTGGTGTGTCCCTTCTTTCACTCGGACCAGATCACCAGCATGCAAAGGTTCATTTGTCTGTTTCGGGTTCGTATCCATCAAGGTTTGTTTGGGGCATAAGGTACACAAGGTAGTCTTCGAGAAAATAGCCTTCCTGTTCCATATCGGGCATTGAAGCTATAATATCATCAAGAACCGCTTTGAGATACTCAATCTCCTCGAGTTTTTTATTGTGCCGGTAGTCGGCAAGGTTTACAATCTCACCCATTAGAAAGGTACTTCCAAATAGGGATCTTGGGTAAAGGTCGTTGCCTCGAATACCAGAGGGTGCCACTCTTGGTTAACGCCGTTGCGACGGGTCAAACCAATATGGCAGCTTGTAGTCTGGGATTTGTACGTACCGCTCGCGGTATAGTTACCCATCACTGTCACCCCATTGGGGAACCGGTGGCCAATCTTTAGCCAGTACGAATAAAGGTTAACGCCATCGGTGGTTAGGCTTGCTCGCCCATTCCGCGCTTTCTTACCGGCTTTCCAGGCTTTGATAACTCCATCATTGTTTAGTTTCATTGTATCCTCTTAGTCAATCGCGATTACACGTTCGTTAGTTTCAAAGTACGGACGATCCGCGTTTGCCTTGGTCGTCATCCACATGCGCTGGCATGCGCTGGAAACTGGCTTAGGAGCACACATATCGGTGAGGATAATGTGACCGTCAAAGTTGTGATCGTTCACGTACTTAGTGGGTGCATCGAAGCAAGTACCACCACAGAGGACACGTTCCCACTTGCGGGTCTGTCCCTGCTTCCAAACATAAACCTTGTCCTCGGCAACCTGGGTATCAAAGGGAACCACGGTAAACTCGGCAACTTCGGCCAACTCGTTCAACTCGCTGAAGAACGCTGCCAGCATTGCATCGTCCACCGATCCGCTCTGGTCGATGCTGATCGCGATCTTCGCATGGCGGCGCACTCGCTTGCCGGGATGGATGCGCGGGTAACGCTTGTTTAGCCGTCGCGGTGTGCTGCGCTTGTCGGCTCGCTGGGAGGTTTTGACAAAGTAGCGCAGAACCTTGCGCCAGTCTACACGGGTTTGGATGCGATCAAGGATATCCTGACGCATGGACGAAGACACAGATCCCCAGTTACGCGCCTTCTCGGCTTCCTCGGCAGCTTTTTTGATCGCCTCCTTCAATCGCTCGGTCGCGATGTCGTTAGCGGTCCCCTCGGAATCGCCAAACTCATCATGTGAGTCGAAGCTATCAGCACCACCGAACGGGTCACCATCGCCTGGTTGCCCTTCGCCTGGTTGCCCTTCACCGGGTTGGCCTTCGCCTCCGGATTCCCCCTCTTGATCGCCTTCCTCTTGCTTCTTTTTTAGTGCTTCAAGATACCACTCGTAAGACATGCCCTCTGGCAGTTCAGCAAATGGACCTTCGCCGGGGATGCATCCCTTCATGGGTTCGCCATTGATGGGTGGACCTGGATCGTCTTCGCCTGGTAGCTTGCCCTTCATCTCGGGCAACCCGTTGATGGCCAAGTCCATGGCAATATTATCGATCCGCTTCAAGCCGTCGATAGGCTTGCGACCGGTCACATGCTCAAAGATGATATGATAAAACTCGTGCATGAGGACGCCCAGCTTGTGATCATCCTTCAATGCTGCCATGAAGTCAGGATTATAAAGCATCTCAAACTGTGCTCGCTCCTCGTTCACGCGGACCCCAGCCGTGGCGATTGCCTTGGAAGGGGTCTTATCAATCCGACGAGAAAGCGCAGCAAAAAACGGCTCTTGCATGAGCAAGCGCGCGGTGTGCATGTTCAAGTTGAAGGGGATTTTGGTTTCTTCGTCGTTCATTCCTTACCTCACTATAATAAGTATAGCAGTCGAGCGGATTAAAGTCAACAGTTTAATGTCAGGAGATTGTCAAGAGTCGTCTGACATGATTTCGGCCACCTCGGCAACCGTGAGTTGGCGATCAGCTTTCCGACGCTTGTTGTACTCGCGGATCAGCTTGTTATACCGCTTGGTATTGGGCTTGCAAAGGTGAATATTGGGGACGCCTAAGCGCGTCATGCGCCTATACATCTCACGGGTTGCCTTCTCGGTATCCTGCCTTGTAAGGGGCGTTTCGGTGACTACAAGTTTATCATCCTCGAGGGATACATCGGTTTGGCTTACGTACCATTTGCTCATGTTAAGAACTCCTTTCTCTGACTGATGATCTATTATCTCATTTATCGAGCCTAAAGTCAAGGCTCAAATGTCAAGAGAGTGTCAAGTATAAGGTTTGTTTGGGTCCGCCCGATATTCGGCTTTAACCTCTGTGTCCATTTTCCAGAACGTTCTGCCTTCCTCGAAAAGGCGATATCTAAGCCGCTTTTGGTTTACATTCCCATATGCCCCTCTGTGGCTCTCTTTTATCTCGAGGATGATCGCGGGGTTGCCCGTCTTCACTCTGAAGAGGAGCGATCCCACGTCAAAGGTTTGTTTGATGATCACGGCTCCGGTACTCTCATAAGTACATCGTCGTGAAACACCATTTGTAAGTCGCTTTTTAGCCATCGCACCTTATAACGGGGCTTGAAGCTCTCTTTTACGAGGATGTCAATGATCATGCCTGGACCGTTCTTATCCGTGAACACGGGGTCAGGCGAACCCCGTGCCAGTCGGTTGGTCAGATAAACCAGTTCACCCAAATCGTAGGCTGGATCAGTCATTTTTAACCTCCCAGGATAGTAACGAGATGATCGCTAACCTTCACACCGCTGGTGGAAGTTGCCTTGTGGAGTGCCACAACGTTCTCGACGTGATCGGAATCACCCAGGACTGTCCACAACTTCATGGCCACCTCACTGGGCAGCGTGACAAAGTAGTTAGCCAGGTTTTGCTGGCGAGTCTCAGACAGTTCGTCCTTGAACACTTCAGCCGCTTCAAACTTTTCAATCATCGCAGCGTGGTCGTTGATGCCCCACTCCTTCGTTTTGTCCAGCTTGCCAGCATCGAGTAGATCCTCGATAGTTACCTGCCATGCGTAGTTCTCAACGAAGTCCTTTAGAGCAACCGCAGCCTCGAAACCAAGGAACGCGGTGGCAAGGTTGAAAAGAAGATCGCCACTGCCGTCTTTCTCGAAGACGCCCGCCGGTTCTGCGGTCATGTTGAAGCGATCCCAGGACCGACGTGAAGGATAAACCTTGTTAGGTTCAAAATCACCCTTGTGCTCAAGGTGCTGACGGTTCTGGTTGATGAAGTCCCAAACGACCGTGTTAACGGTGCCGTTCTTCGCCCACTTGAGCCAATCCTCATCGGTCGGTTCAACGTCGAACACGGTCCAACGATCAAGTTCTGCGGGATCCATCTCGCCCACTTGGTACTGTGCGCCGTGGTCGCCACCGTTGACAGCAGCAACGATCAAAGTCTCGGGGTGCAAATGCCAGCCGTTGATCTTCCGGCTATCGGTAAGCTCAAAAAGACCTTGACGCACTTCGACAGTCGCGCGATCCACTTCATCAAGGAACAACAACACAGGTTGCTCGCAAGCGGTCACGAGCCAATCGGGCGCGTTCCAAGTCGTGGCCTTACGACCATTGATCGAGGTTTCAGCAGTGTCGGGCAGTCCCAACAGGTCGCCCTCGGTCATTTGAGAGGCGCGCCGCTCTACTACGGGCAAATCGCGCGCGTCAGCAATCTGGTACACTACCTGGGATTTGCCGACGCCATGGCGACCGCGAATAAGGACCGGCAGCTTAGCCTCGAGGATATGAGGAGCGACGGCAGTAAAAGTTGCAAAGTCTACGGACATTTAATCTCCAGAGTGTTTAAGTCTCTATCTTATATATCTATTATAGAGGAAAAAAGGTGTAAAGTCAAGCGTGAAAAGTCAAGAGAATGTCAACCGTTGCACGGGGGATGGCTCCAGTTTTCATATTGCCAGTCCGAGATGCGCTCATCATCGCGCAAGGAATCGGTCCAGTTGCACCATGCCTCGCAACGCGCTGGATAGTCTGGCATGCCGTCCTGCTCATAGGCGGCGCGGACGTAGGGAAGCACGAAAGAGGTAAACTCTTCAACTGCTTCGGAAAAGGTCATAACGGACGGAAGTTGTGTGGCCATTTTGGGGGGCTCCTTTCTCTAACTGATGATCTATTATCTCATTAAACAGGGTAGAAGTCAAGCGCAAGATGTCAGGGAAATGTCAACAACGCTCGGACACCAACCGAACTCTCGCGCAATGAGCGATAGATCAGCTTGCACCTTGGGTTCTTGGACCCACTCCACGGCGGCATCTGTGACGATCCACAGATCCATCCACTCGCCATCGCCATCAACGAACCGCTCGATAAGCCCCGCCAAAACCAGCATATCGAGGGCTTGGAGCGTTTGCGGCATGTTCACGCGGTAATCGCCCTTCTCGAAAGCATAGGTGTGATCGGCACTTTGGAGCATTTGAGCAAACAGATGCACCTCTGAAGGGGTAAGCCCAATGCCTGCCACGTTTAAAAGGTTTGTTTCAGTCATAGTTTTAACCCTTTCTCTCTTTAAGCGCGGCATCAATAATAGGAGACTCGCCGGAAAGCCAGTTAGCGGGCGGCTTAATGGTCGCTCCACTTACGCCTGACAATAGAACCTTGCGGTTATACATACGATCCTCGACTTCCGGGCGCATTACCCACGACCCAATGATGGCACCCTCTGTTGTGGAAATAACACCATCGTGGTTGATTCGCATGCGCTCGCCCATATCATCGTAAATGTAGGGAAGCTCGAGCCGTTGGGTGTTGTGTGTTGCAAACTCATTCACCCTTTGGGTTACAAAGATCGCTTCTGCCGGAGAAAATACAGTAACTCGGTCCCACTCCACGCCCTTAATCATGGTCGCCACGTCGCGACGGTCCCACGTAGTCTCGCCGGGGTTATTGGGATCGGGAAAGTATCCCGAGAGTTTCTGAGACACGAGCGCACCAACGCCGATCCCAGTCTCTTGCATGTGCTCCAAGACTGCCTTGCGCAAGATTGCGGTAGCCGCGACAGCCTTGCGCCTGTCTTCTTTCATAGCCGCACATGTGCGACGAGTATGGCCAACCCCGTGATCTTCGTCATAGGGTTGTTGGTACTTGCAGTAAGAGCAACGGCGCTTAGGTCCACGCTTTACCAGCTTTTCGCCGGTTTGCGGGTTGGTTCCTGTGCGCTTGGCGATCTGCTTCGCCATGCGTTCTACTCGAGTCTCGTCCCAAGACGAACCGCCACCGCTCGCAATGGCGTCCGCAAGGTGCTTATAGTTTTTTTGCAACCTCTCGGTCAGTTGTGGACAAGACCGCTTATTGTGTCCTTGTTGGTAGCATGCGCCACATGTAACGGTTCCGCGAAAGTTTCCCATGTTTTCCTCTCTCTCTATCTTACTCTAAGAGTATACCAAATGCTCAAGTAAAAGTCAATGCTCAAATGTCAGCAGAATGTAAAGACTTGCGCAACTCTTTCAAAAGAGAGATTGCAAGCTCAATATCCTCGTGCTCCCCGTTGTTGATCCGCAAGTTGCGCAGTAGCCAACGGACGTTAGCCTTTGATATGCGCATGCGCTCGATAGGTACGTCCATCGTTGGAAGGATGGGAAGCAGGGTGGCCATTAAAAGCATTCGATCTGTTATCATGTATACATTATCTCATAAAGAAGGGAGGAAGTCAAGCCTCTCATGTCAGGAGAATGTCAAGAAAGGTTTGATTAAGGAGGCGATAGAAGGTGTGTGCTGTCCTTGCCGCACTCGTCGCTTAGTCCCGCTTTAACTACCTTTCGGCATGCCTGCCTATAAATCTGATCGATTTAAAACCCTTGTTTCAGCAGATGGGTTCGTTTGGGACGGTGAACCCGCCTTTAAATATTGCCTTCTATCGCCCCCACCACAAATCACTTCTTAGGAATGCGCACCTTTTTAAGGTGGCGTTCCTCCACTAAAACCGTTTGCATGCCGCCGACTGGCAACAACTTGTAAACTTTGTTGCCACGAGATGCGGACACGGGAACCATCGCATTAGCTTGGATCACCACGCCAATGTCATTGGGAAACTTTTGCGAGAGGGTGTAGCCAGCACTCGCACGTAATGAAACCATGCTCCCCGTCTCGTACTTTGGAGCATTAAAATAGCCGTCCAAAATCTTGATGGCATACTTGTTTTCAGTCACACGCTCATAATCCCGTTGCGAAGGGATCTTTGACGGGTCGCGCCGATGTGCGCTGACCACACTGCTAAAATAGCCTTCTTTCTTATAGTATTCAAGGGCCACATTAAATCTTTCTTTCATGTCAATCGTGAAGTTCCGTTCCCATACTTGGCGGCCCGCAAGTTTCTCTTCGCTGTACTGTTCTTCAATCTGCCCCAGATAGTTGAGTTGACGATCCGACAAAGTTGCGCCGGTTTGCGCCTGCTTCAAAAGGCTCAACGAGAACTTGTCCGCCCAGCTATTATCACATGCGCCTACGCTGGCCATGCGTTCGCGCACGCCTTCAAGTCTCGATACCATGTGATCATCTGCGACGGGGGGCGTTGCATAGCGTTCCTCAAGCTGAAGAAAACACCGACGACGCCCAGCACTCAAAACCTTTTTGCGCTGGTAGGAGGTGAACAGCGACTCCGCAAACTTGCGATCACGGTCGCTCAAGTAATCTTTGGCCAGCAATGTGGCGAAGCGGTCGGCGTAAGTGATGCGGGGCATGTATCTAACTCCTTATTACTCTATAAGTATCTCATAAAACGAGAAAAAAGTCAAGATTTATTTGTCAAGAGAATGTCAAGAAAGGTTTATTTGATGTGTTCCCATTCGGTGGCCATCCCTCGATGCTGCGTGCCTCCGACCAAAACCGTGATCACTTCATAGGGGGAATCAGTGCTGCCAACAGCGATTACCACACCTGGCTTATCAGTGTATGTAAAATGCTTGTTGTTTTTGGCAGCCCAAAACATCATTGTCTTCATTTTCACCAGATCACCGACTTTCATTGATCACTTCCAGCCACGCCACCGGTTCAAGTTGGATTCTTTCGCGATCTGTCCACATGACACCTACACGATTGCGTGTGTTGGGTCGATGCGGGACCGGTCCAAGGTTTACAACAATACCGACGAGCAAATCGCTATCCTCCATTCTTACCAAATCACCGACTTTCATTGCAGTGGCTCCATCGCATAAGCAAAAAGCCATGCAAAATAGGCAAAAACGCAAAGCATCATAATGCCAGAGGCGTCCTCAAGATATTGTCTGAACTTCATTAGCTCCTCCTACTCTATAAGAATACCAAATAAGAGGGCCAAAGTCAAGACATCAAATGTCAAGAGAATGTTAAGGACACTTTGTAAATGAAGCCATTCGGTCATCAATAAAATCCTTGGCAAAACGCAAGCCTGAAAACTTAGGTTCTTCCTGTGTTTCTTCGGCTTGCTCGAGTAGTTTGTGACATTCTTTGCCGTACTCTCGCACGAGTTTGATCAAGTCGAGCTTGGAAAGCATGGATTTGCCACTGTGGCTAATGGTGTTGGCATACTTCTTGCAAAGAAGGTTTGCGATTTTCTGTGCATCCAACAGTCCGCTCGGATCGCTGGTGTCGATAACGATTGTCATTTTCATTTAACTACCTCGAGCACTTTTTCTCTACCTGGCCAAATACGCCCCTTGATAAAAACATCAAACACGAGGGTGCCACCAGGGAGTCTCCGACTGGCAATGATAACCCCTATGGGCTTTCCCACTGCATACTTGCAACGCACCAAGTCACCGACTTTCATTTATAACTTCCAAGGTGTGGGCGGGAGTTGCGAACGTTCCGTAACTCCCCCAGTTTACGCGGACAATGCCAGCACGACTATAAACCACGATCCCTACTCGCAAATGACAGTTGCGCTTTCTCACAAGGTCACCCACTTTCATGCTCTCACCTTCTGGCGACAAGCACGTTTGTTTGCTTCTTTCTTGCGATCCTTCATGGCTCCTGCACGGCGAAAATGCGCGTGTACTGCGAGCCAGTTGCGAGCCTTCGGGGTTTTAGCCTTTCTCTTTTTCATATTCATAATATACCATTTACCCCTGCAAAAGTCAAGTCTCAAATGTTAAGAGAATGTCAAGCCTTACTTATAACTCTGAACCTACAACCAACGCGCCCTGTTACCAACTTTCCAGTAGATAAAAACAGCACGTCGATATAATGGTGGCCAGGGGCAGACGAATGAATGTTTTGCACGATAGCTAAGTTGCCTTTCGGACTTTGAACAAGATCACCTACTTTCATTTAGAACCTCCAAGTTCTCATCAGTCCACCAACCTTTTCCATAGCGGTATATCTCCTTAGAGTCTGCCCAAAAAATCTTAACGTACTCTTCAGTCTTCTCCATAATGATGCCTAACTCGGTCGGAGTCTCATTAGAGTAAACATGGCGATCACCAAAATGCCCGCGTACAAGGTCACCTGCTTTCATTTAGTATGTAATCCTCGTTTCAGGATAAATGGAGAAGCCTCCACCTCGGTGTACAATGTCGTCGCTACTTTCTCCGACGCGCACAAAGTCATAAAAATCTATGGCGTCGGCGCCTTCGACTCTGGTGTCGTCGCACCAATCCATAAAATCGGTCAAGGCATCAATAACTTCATAGCCTTCGTACCATTTGATCTGTGTCCACCGGAAAAGAAGGGTGCCTTTCTCATTATCATAATCCTTGATCATCTCGTCGGCATGCTCAAAACACAAAGCGCGTGCTTCGGGGCACTTGGCCAATGTCGTCAAAAACTGTGGCATCACTTCTGGACCCACTACCAAAACGACTTCTGATCGATAACCCATCTGCTCTCTCCCTTTTTCGAGCTTATAATAGTATTATAGCGGAGATTGACTTGAAAGTCAACCCGCAAATGTCAAGAGAATGTCAAGAGGTTTCACTTATAACCTGGATAGTCCGCGTCAATCCACATGACCAAATCACCTACTTTCATGATTGCCCTTGTTGGTAGGGGCTAACCAAATGCGGCATGACCCAGCCCCTTCTACCGTCAACCCAAAGAACCACCGGGCAAGGCGTGGAGCTACCATCAAAAAAGTACCAAGACACTATGATACCCAGGATGCCAGATTCAGACTTAAGGTTTCTCACCAAATCACCGACCTTCATTTGTAAACTCCGAATCGTCACACCACACCTGGACGGGCGGAAAACGAGGCTTGCCATTGAGTCTAAACCAGTACACAAGGTAAGGAAACCGCTGGCCACATGGTTCGCTGAAGCTGATGTGTGCGAGCACTCCATGATCACTTTCACAACCCCTGTCCCAATATTGCGAGAAAACAAGATCTCCCACGGCTAAAGGTTTATTTGGGCGCATTGAGCACCTCCAAACTTTCTGTTCTAAAAAGCCAACGCCTTTCTGCGAATAACACGCGCACATATTCGCCATTTCGAGAGATAGAAGTCACCAACAGTGCAGGCGAAGGTTCACCGCACAGTGTCTTTCGTTGTTTTACAAGATCACCGACCTTCACTTAGAACCTCCAAGTGCTTCTCGGTGTATTGTCGCGCTCCCCTCATTGTCATGACAAGCACGCGACGACCAAAGATCGAGTCATCCATCGGACTGGTAAGGAACTTAGTAATGATCCCCACATCCTCACGTATCGAGTTTTTGAATCTCACAAGATCACCGACCTTCATCTCTCATCTCCTATACACAGTATAGCACCGGACCCACACAGAGTCAAGTGCCAAATGTCAAGAGAATGTCAACTACCAGTCAGTAGGATCGTTGGCTATGACACCAGCCTCCCACTCCATCCCTGGCTGCATGGTTTTTTGGCGGGGAGTGGTGGACTTTAAGATGATGCCCTGCATAAATCCGCCGCGCTTCTCAGCCTTCTCGCGGGCTGCGTTTAACACCTCTTCAAAATCAATGTCGTGCAGGAATGTGAAAGCAAACAAAACTTCGAGCATGTCTGCCGCCTCCTCCACGCATGAGTTCTCAACAAACTCATCGGTTTCCTCAATGATCTTTTCTCTGAGACATTCAATGTGTTCGGCTCGATCTTTTACTTTGCGCCACTCACACGTTCTGCCACTTTCTTCGATGATTTGCGGGATAAAATCCCTAACAAGTTTCATTTGTTTCTCCATTGTTGTTTTCATTTTTCACTAATCACCTCTGCTTCATCGTTGGCCAAGTCCCACTCCCCACAATCAAACTGGACAATCCACATCTGACAGCCGCGCCGATATTCGTCTTGTTTTTTCACGACGCCGATTCGGCTGCTTTCGTAAAAGCAAAAGAAACATTCGCACTCTCCATTGGCATATGGAGGACAGTCGGCTACTTTTACTAAGTCACCCACTTTCATTTACAACCTCCAAGAGCGCGCGCATGTGCCAGCTTTTGCCGCCGCGTGGCCAAACCACGATAGCATCATTCCACACATCGCAATCGGGATCACGGTCTAACGAATAACCTCTTGATTCAAAAGCGATCACAATACCATATCCCATCTCATCAAGTCCCTTTTGAAAACCGGGGTCTCCCTCGGTGTGGCTCTTTATTTTAACTATGTCACCGATTTTCATTGATCACCTCGAGTGCTCTTACCATGAAAGGCACAACCTCACCATTCAGCAAAACATCTACAAAAGATACATTCATGCCATGACGAATATCGCTCACCACAATCGCATAGACTCCGGGTCGAGCGTACTTGTTCTTCACTCGCACCAAGTCACCTACTTTCACTAATCAACTCCATCTGGTCAAGTGATGTTGAATAGATTTGTCCATCCCACCACACAAATGCGCGGGTAATAACGGGATAGCCACCCTTGTCCTCTCCAATGGATACAATATCATCACGAATAAAAATCCCAAGAGTGGGTCTTTCATATGGACCAAACGTTATTTTTACTAAATCACCGAGCGTCACTTATAACCTCTAAAATCTCTGCCACATCAGCCTTGTAAGTGGCAATAAAATGGCCGCGCGGCCCATAAGTCCAAATGATTTCAATAGCCCCGTTACGATTTTTTTGTACAATGCCTGTCCAGTTAGCGCAGTAATCTAAACCAGGACGAAGCGTATGTTGGCGCGTAAACTTAACCAAATCGCCGCGCTTCATCACTATCTCCTTAGTATGTATCCATCATACATCAAATGGGTTTTCTTGTCAAGGCTTTTGTGTCAAGGAATTGTCAGGGAAATGATCGATACGTCCTAACTGCTTTTTGATGGTTGCCACTTGCGTTTCGCTCAAGGTTTTAATCTCCAGGTCGCAGATGTAGCCGCGCAGCCAACAAATGAACTGTCGTTCAGTCATTAATGATGCCATATTTGTTAGTGCCTGCGTTCCAATCTCGATAAAGATCCACTAATGAAACCTCCCCGATCTCCACATGCAAAAACTCATAATCAGAATCGGGGGTGGCTGTTACCTTCATATACTCCCGACCTCCATCAATCACAATGCCAAGGTTTTCGTTCTGGTTTTTAAAACAGAGACAAGAGCGCATGTCATGGCGACATCGCGAGTAAATGGTGGTCTCACAGTTCTTACAATGAATCGCGCTAACTTTCATTGGCTTTGTCTGATGTAAACTTAATAACTCCCGGTGGCACTTCTCCTTTAACCATCCCGCCATGCTTGGCAATAACAGTGGCCACCACAAAAGATGGTACATACCCATAAACTGTGTCACACGGCTTACTTTCATCCTCGCAATGCGGCATGAGCAAAGGTTCGATGGCGTTGGGGAAGCCCACTTCAACCGCACTATAAGATATAGCCCCATCTTTACGTGGTTCACAGTAAGATCCATCACCGGCTTGTACGCTCATGCTAAAGCCATCGGCACATACCACATGCTTATTTAGTTTCAGTTTCATTCAGTTCCCCCTCGTGCATCAAACAATTGATCAACGTTTCCCGTAAAACTGTTTGGTGCCATTTCGCGCAGATTTTCTCGCGTTCTCTGGCTCGAGACGCGAATAGCGGACACTTCGCCGCAATCCAGGCATGTGTAATAGCCCAGTTCTCTCCTACGATAGTTATATTCTTCTCCGCATTTATTACATTCAGCAGTCTTTGTTGGCATAATATTCTCCTTGGTTGTTATAAAAATGATACTGTCGTCGTAAATTGAAAAGGTTTGTTTCACATTCGCGGGGAACTGCCCATTTAGAGCCAGGTGCTTTATTACCCCAATGAATGTTCCAAAACACCGTGCCGTACTCTATCTCTCGGGACACCAAAATCCCTCGACAATTAGGGCTCGCGTGATAGGCACTTGTAATAATCAAATCGCCTGGTTTAAACTTATAGCGGTTGAATGTCAAAATTCTCCATATCTATAACGAACGGTTCGCCTTCCAGCAAAACAGTCCACAAAGTGTCACCCACTTGGTTTGGTCCCCAGTCGTCGTAACCTATTACGAGCACTGGTGGCGACCATTCGCGTGGGTGTGGTGCAAAATTAGCTCTAAATCTGATTAAATCTCCGACTTTCATGCGGGTGGTTGTGCCTGTTCTGGAAAAATTTGGCGCGAAGTTTCGTCGCGATTCGTACTAAGAATTTAACACAATTCTTGTGGAAAGTCAAGTGTTTTATTATATTTCTCAAGATGGTACGCCAGGATGGAATTGAACCATCGACATCCAGTTTATAAGACTGGCGCTCTAACCCCTGAGCTACTGGCGTGCGGTGCCTGGGGTTAGAGTAGTGCGCTAAAAACAGTGACAAAAGTATGTTTTTCTTAGAGTCTGTGGGTGTCTTTCGATGTGGTTACCAGTTAACACCGGTAGTAAGTGCAAAACGCCAATATTCATTAACATCGGGGATGTATATTGCATGCAAAGGAACACTAAATTTCCCTGCTGCCAATGTATAGCCGACTGCTCCAACCAAATGAAAATAATTGTCTTCATCTCCTGGATCAAAAGCAGACAAATTAGGACCTACTCCCACCTGGAGTTGTTCACCAATCTCAAAGCCGGCCAACAAACTTACTGATGGTGCAGCAAAGCTCTGATCTAATCCTCCGATGCTCACATTTTCAATGAAAAGAAGATCGAGCCAGTCGCCCCCTTCCATTGCTTGTTGCATTTCAAACCCCAGCACAGTCATGTGCGAAGAGTTCACTTTATCACTCGCATCTTCTGCATTGTTAACATAGTTATAACCAAAACGCAAACCCTTTCGAGTGTGCCAGTCATCCGCCAGCGCAGTAGACGATAACATAAGTGCTACCATCCCTGCACAAATTTTCTTAATCATTTTATTTCTCCTTTTTGAATTAAGTTTACTCTGTTGCCAAAACATAAGTAAAAAATATCATACATGTTGTAATCATTAAAATCTGAAAAATCATTTTACTATCCCCCTCTATCATTTATGGCACCCCGAGCAGGACTCGAACCTGCGACCCACAGCTTAGAAGGCTGTTGCTCTATCCGGCTGAGCTATCGAGGCTTAGGTGTGGTGTGCCAAGTTAATGCGTATAAATAGGATGATCCCCAGGAACGAGCACCACTACTCGCGTAGAATCGGGCCACGAGAGTGCAAAACGTTCAGTTGCCTCCTTCATTGCCATGTGTCTATCATGAGGTCCACAAAAAACACCTTTAGTATAAGTGGCTCCATCAAACAAAATTACAGTCCAAGTCATTTTTCTTTCTCCTTTATTCTGTCGCCGCCAACACGACCGCAAAAAATGTTACAGTGATCGCAACAAAAACCATTTCAAACATTGAAATTTCCAACATTTAATATCTCCTTAAAAGATGGTGGGCTGTCAGGGAATCGAACCCTGGACCTAAAGGTTAAAAGCCTTTTGCTCTACCAATTGAGCTAACAACCCTCAAGTCCATGCCCTAATATAGCATAGGAATCGCCCCCTGTCAAGCAAAAACGCCTATTTCGACTGAAATATTTCTATTTCCCATCGAGTAAAAAACCTTCGTTCGCCATCGGTACACAAGATTTCATACACTAAATCTCGATCATAAAACAATGTCCTCATGGAATAGCTCAAAATAATTCCCATGTAATAGGGAGCGTTCGGCGTTGCTAGCGGAGGATATACATATGTGTAGTGATAATCGAGGTTGTACCTACATAAAACTAAATCACCAACGCTAAGTATAGGATTAGAAGGCACATACTAACTATACAATTAAGCGTCTTCTTCACGATTAAGTAACGCTTTAATATAACCTGGCGGAACTTTTAATACTATCATACGCCATCCCATCCACGTCGAGCGCACTAAAGTTTCTCGCAAAAAGGAACTAAGAAGTACAGAAGGATCTTCCACCTCCACATAAAGTGCTATGTGCTTGCCTCCATCGTCCGACTCAAATTTAATATCATAAACAAGATCGGATATCCCCCGTACATGAGCGCTCAATTTATACCGAGTTTCGTGCTCGGGTGCCTTTGGTTGGTTAAAATATAAGTTCGCCATTTCTAATCTCCGCTTAAAATTTCCACTTCATCGTGAATTAAATTTAACAAGGTCCAACTCCCGTTATCAAAACAAAAAACTGCCATAGCAGCAGGCTCTTTGTGAGATACTTCCATTACGATCCCATAACTATAAATAGGATTTTGGGGTACAACCCCATCACTGGAAACCGAAGAAGGAGCCGCAAAGCTTTCATAATCTATTACCCATCTTATAAGATCTCCTTTTTTGAGAGGCGTTGCCACATAATAAATATCATTTCATTCTTTTAATTTGGTTTTAATAATTTTGGCTCTGTGTTTGCCTCCTCGATATTTTACCCACACATCGCACTGCCCCTTCAACGTGTTACGCAAAGCAGTCAAGGATGGTGCTTGAGGTCCAGTCTCGGTTTCCATAAAAACTGCAAACTTTCCCTGGTTAGCTATCTTAAGCGCATCGCGATGAACTGCTTTCAAAGAAGAATAAACTCCCCAAAACACATCTTTTTCGTCAAAAAGACAGTAAATATAAATCTTAGTCACTCAAGCATCTCGTCGGGTTCTCCCAATTGTCCAGCTAACAACAACATACTTTCATAATAATCAACCTGTCCTTTTTTCTCTGCGATAAGTTGTTCGTCGTGTAACAAGAGCGCATCTTCATATTCTTTGTGGGCGCGATCATGCTCAAGAATGGACTGCTCCATGCACTGAACAAAATAAAGCCCTAATCCAAATTGAGCAGCATGTTTGTGGGCAGCCCAAAATGGACCCTCGTTGAAAATTGTCATAAGTTTCATTTCTTGCACCCTCCACAACCTCGGTGCGCTAAGTGTTTGCGCGTGCGGCCCGGAAGGTTTATTTGCTGGAAGTGGGCGATTTTATCTTCAATCAGCCTTCCATTTGCCATAGCCTTAATGGTGCCCTCTTGCGGCTTAAAAGCTCCGCACAAAACAATTTGTTGGCTCGGGTTGTGAAGCAAGTATTCACCAGGATAAACAACTGTCTCTTCTGTGATATCTTGAAATTCCATTATTCCTCATTTATTGTCATTGACTTATCATAGGCATCATACTTCAAATCATTCAATTTTTGTAGGATATTATCTCGTCGCAATATCTTAAAAGCTATATTTTCAGCCGAAAATTCTCTTTCCGCAGATTCTAACCCTACCTTTCTCATGGTACGGATCTTGGCTTTAATTCTTTCGATATTACGTAACCCTCTGGCATAGTCCTCTTCATCATATATCATCGCTGCCACTCGTTGTGTTTGATCGATGTAATCGTCTGCTTTCTTTTGGGCAGTCTCAAAATCAATTTCCTGTTTAGTGGGATGCGGCTTTCTTAGCCACTTATCTTCCAACACTGAATATAGTCCCGAAGAGGTGTGTGATTCGTCCACATTCTCAATGTAAATTTCTACTTCAAACCCATGGATAAGAATCTGATGCTTGTCGTTCCAGCGCATCCTGGCTGCGTCAAAAAAAGCTTTGACTAGTTCCACGTTGTCATCAATTTTCGCGTAGTCTGCAACGATGTGAAGGTCTATATCGGAGTATTTGGACCAATTATAGTTGGCGAGGGAGCCAGTGAACCTCAAATCTAACATTTCGGGAGTCACTTCTAAGCCTACTAAGAAGTCTTCTGCGATTTCCAATAGAACCTTGCGCACTTCGCCTCGTAATTGATCATCGTCGTCCCAAATTTCTGACTGTAATTCATCGTGAACTTCAAAACTTTCGGCTTCTACCTCTTCAAGTGCACCAGGAGGAGCCGAGATGTCGTTAAATCCCTTCCCTTTAAATGAAACCTTTACGTTTTTGTATGGACTGCCGGCTTGGGCGCGTTTGGATCCTTTAGTAGATCCGACGCCATATGTGGCCATGTCTTTCTTCAAACGCTTAGGCTTCACGCGGTTGCGATAAGAATTTCCTTCTCGCAATATTTCTTTAAAATCATTCCAACTCATAGTATTGTCCTTACTCTAATTAGATCTTCTGACTATAAATGTCGCCACGCCTAACGGAGCCTGAAGTGTATTTATAGCTCATCTAATTACTCTTCCTTTCCTTCATAAATAGTTTGTTCACCGTCTTCATAAGTGATAATTGTACCATTAGCAGGATGAGAACTCACATGAATTTTAATAAAGTCATCAAAGTTGTCGAAAAAAGCAATCGAGCCTCGAGGGGCCGGCGTCAACCAATGAATCACAGTGTGACCGGTTGCAAACGTTGCACCTTCTATGACTACTCCCTCGCCTGAGATACCAGTTTCATCGTTTTGCCGGCACACCGTAAAAGTTCTAATACCCTCCGGTGCCCGATTGCTAGGTCGTTTTGGCTTTAGGTCTTCGGGTTCGGTGGGGGCGGTTTCGTCTGTTGGACCAACCTCTTCGCTCATCAGGCTTCTCCTTTGGGTTCTACATCTAACAATGCATCTAAGCAAATCTCACGAATCGCCTTATAAGCTGCTTTGTCTGCGGCTATTTCATCCAAACAGACTTCGTCTGTGGTTTCGTAGTTTTCTTTCAAGTCCGCAATGTGTTGGCCCATTTCATCTAAATTGACAGTCATAGACTCAAGCTTGCTGATGAATTTTTTATAGAAGTCTTCAAATTTGTCACTAGCCATGAGCTTTCTCCTTTGTGTTAAATACCTTTAATTATATCCCATTTTACTCTAAAATTATAGCCCAATCTATATTAAAGGCTGGGACCATAACTACTATATTTTCTAATACACTTATGCCAAACTCAGTCTGTCCTAAGTCTATCGCTAGTATATAGCCTATAAACTTTCCATCTGCCGTAAATACCCCCGCGCCAGAAGAGCCTCCCCACGCAAATGAGTCGAGATAAACGAACCCCTCATCCGTGTAACCTATTGTTCTTCCATTGAAAGTGAGTGGACCTGTGTTGTTGGGGAAACCGGTGTAAAAAATTTCAGTCTGAGCAGCTATATCACGTTTCCATTCATATCCTTTGGGAATAGAGTGTAAGATCTTTATCGGCACTAAAGAAGGAATTTTTTCTATCTCTATAATGGCATAATCCGCTATTTCGTTGATTGCTACAAAACGTACACAATTACTAAAGCCAGCATCAGTATACACCCGCGTAGTTTCACATGTGCCATGAATACCATGCATCACTGTTACAACATAATCTTTGCCATGCGCAGTGATATATGTCCCAGACGAAGATGCTATTTGTCCATTTTCAGCCATTGAGAGCACGCGCACAGCACTCTGACGTGACTTTCTAGCTCCTCGCTGTTCCTCCGCAGACAATAACGAAGAAACGTTCGCCGGTTCTTGAGTTTCTTCTAGTGTGGGAACCTCAAGACTCACAAAAGCAGAAGAGAGGGCAAGTATAGCTAGAGAGGCGCCAATTAAAAAAGCAATACATACTTCTGCAATTTTTTTAAGTCTTTTCATATATTGTATAATTTTAGACTTGCTTTTGATAGCTAAAAAATACTGGCAACTCCTCTAATCCTGCTGTTTTCGCAAACCACACCAAATCTTCGTTTCCTGTAATCTTTACTCGGCCGTTTTGTCCAAGTGCCACATAAACAGGCAATTGAGCCCCGGATTTAATGAAGTGTTTATATTTTCCATCAAAATCTGTCTTACTCCCTCTATAGTATCTAGATGCATGTGGCCATAATTCACTAACGGGCATCATAACATGGTATTGCATGTTATTGGCATCCATGGGAGCATCATAAATTTGCACTCCCCCTTCTGCCCAATCTAGCACAATATCATCCAAAGCCACAGATGGTGTCACCATATCGGGGGCTGGTCTTTTTATCATGCCATAACCGCTTCCCATTCCTCCCCACTCGCTTAAACGTTCGACTGCTTTTACCTGTCCACGGTCGCGCACCTTGATGCCCTGCACGTCTGCTACAATTCCAGGCACCAACTTAAAGTCGCGGTATTCATCGCGCTGCGCTTGTCCAAATAATTCAAACTTAATCTCATATACTCGGTATTCTAGACCGTGACCCAAACGGCGCTGCAGCGTTGTTAAATGGCGTACCGTCGTCACACCTTCAATACCTCGAATCTGATTCTCAATTTGACTATCGGTACCTGACAATGCAATATTAACAATAACTCCTATCTCTACCTTGTAAATTCTCAAATCAATCTTTTGCTGGAAGGTGTCGTCTTGCTCCATCATCTTGTCAATTCTCAGAATCTCTTCTTCGATACTCTCGGCCTTTACACCCTTGCGCAATGGGGCACGGATAGTGCCTCGGTCAGCGGGGCGCCCTTCTTCCTTTTCTCTTGATGCTCTGACGATACGCATAAACTCTTCTCTATCGCCAGCAACCAAAGCATCCATCGCAGCAGACCGATCTTCGTCGTTTAGTGCTGCTAGCATATCTGCTCTGTTTCTTGGTCTTTGTTCCTCTTCCCTGGCTGCTTGGCGTAGGGGTTCAATATCGCCGGCGGCCCAATCCTCATACCGGCTTGACTCAGGATCAGCAAAGCTGTCATAAAGCTTGCCGTAGCTGGGACCTTTCCATTTGTAGCTGCGCACGACGGCGCCGGGGGTGCCACCCCTTCTTAGATCTGCTTTAACTAAACGATCCCAGTGATGAGGTGCGTTGTGATTATCTTGGTCAGGCTCCACAGTATTCAAGCTGGCTTGTTGGACCGGCCGCAGGAACTGGTTGATAAAAACTCTTCTTTCGAGCTTCATCATATCATCCCACGCCTCTTTGAACCACAAGATTAAAGCTTTGGCTGCTGTGGCGCGTGGGTTGTGGCGAGGATCATCACGAGGAACATCATCAAATCCCATGGCATAAGCATCGAGCGCGTTAAGGATCACTTCGGCTGTGCCCTTGGACACCGAGGCTTCGTCTGCGATTCTCTTCTTTTCCGCGTATTCTTCAATAGCTTCAGAATAGATGGTTTCAAAAGCTTTCTTCACTGTATCTATGTGGTCGTCAATATACTTCACGAACTTGATAGCGCCTTCAATCTCTTCGTCGGTGTCTACCGAATGCACTGTAATTCTCATTCCGAATCCTAAGTATGCGGATTCAGGCGTTGGAAGGCTATTCACTTGGTGTGGAGTTAAAACGTTGTCGTTCACAAGCCAAGTGGTCAGTTCTACATTTTTAGCAAAGTCGATGCCCATCGCATCTTCAGGCTCATCATACTTGGAATCTCCAAAGTCCATCTTCAATTGACGTGCCGCATAAGCATTAGCTTCTTGTTCAAGCCTCTCAAGCTCCTTGATCAATGCTTGTTGGGCTGCTCCTGTGTGGGCGATATAATACTGAATTCCAAAGTATTTTTGTGTACCGCCTATAATCTTTATCACATCCCCTATTGAAAGTTCGCGGGGAGTTCCGCTGACAGTTGTGCGCGGGAAAAGGGTTGAAGGAACAATGACATTGGTGGGGATGTAGTGTTCTGCACCCTTGTTAGAAACTAGTTTGAATATCATTTCGCCATCATCATCGGGACCAATGTAAGTAAAGTTGCCTAGGTCGGCCGCCCATGCTGCGTGTTCTTTACTGTCGGCTGTCTTATCGAATTTGTTCGGTTCAATGTAGTCTTCTTTAACAAGTGCTCTCCGAATCTTCTCTATAATCTCATCATATTTGTCATCCCAGTCGTTTTTAATAAAATCTAAAAAGCTTTCAACATCGTCGGGCTCGTTACAATCGTCGCAGCTAATACGGTAATTCACTTCAAGATAGGGCTGACCAGCCCCTGCTTTGCCCGAATCCTCCATCACTTCCCATTCTGTTTCATCGGGATATTCCCACTCGATCAATTGTTGGAAGTGATTACGCTCTACGTAATTCCCTCCCCAGCTACGAGGAATGGGGGACGCGTCTGGGGCGCGTTCCAATACGCGGCCGCCCTGTCCTGTCCACAAGCCGGGGTACCAACCTTGATCCTGTCCGAGTTCAACTTCATAGATCTCTTTCCACCCTGTGAGTGGAACCTTTATCATCATATTGGCGGACGCCCCCACATATAAGTGCTCGTCTCCGTCGCCATGATCCTCAACTTCTGCATAGAAAGAACAATGCTCCAAAGAATTTATAGATTGCTGTTGGATTTCTTCGATCTGTTCGTTCCACTCATCATAACGACTTGGATTCTCGTTGTCTACATTATCATAATTCGAGTAGGGGTCAGAATCAACATCTGGGTCAAAACCAAAAAATAGGTTGAGAATTGTCCCATCTTCGTTGTCCTCGTAAGAGCCTCCACTACGGGACAGGTCATACCAAGACGGTGGACCATCGTCACGGAAAAGGTGCCTTTGTTCATCATATGCCCACTTTCCAACTGCCGACCCAAAACCAGGGGCGCTGAGTCCATAAATACGTTTTTCGGGAACTGCGAATTCTGAATCAGTAGCATTATCTACAAACCGACGCAACCGGACACGAGACGTGGCGCCAATGCCTTCCACGTCTCTCCTCTTGTCTCGGAAAATCTCTTGGTTGTCGAATTCTGAGATGTCTCCTGCGGCTATCTTGCCTTTGTAGTCTTGGTTTTTGAGAAGTTGTCCAAACAATTCCTCTGTGGCAGCGTCCCTAAGGGGATTGCGGCCGCTGTCGTCAACACCTCCCCATTCTTGCTTCCCACCATTATTCCTATTCTTTGGTTCTTCACCCCAGAAAGTTTTAAACCGGCGAAGAGTTTCGCGAAACTTAGCTCCCTTGGTGCCGGCTGGCTTTCGCACATGCTTAGCAAGCTCATCGCGCACAGACCCTCGGCTCAAAAGCCACCTGGCATAGTCTACTACCTCTTTGTCCCAATGTTCCGCTGGCGCGGCAAGATCTTTCTCCACCATTGACCACTCGCGACCCTTGATCTTGGCTTCTACTGCTTTCTCAACTTCTTCATCAGTAATCTCGCCGCGCACAAGAGGAGGAAGATCGTCGTGTCCAAAGCGCTTGTCGTCTTTAATAGCGTCTACGGCAAGCTCAAAGAGGGGAGGGTCACCTAACGCCCTAACCAATGCTCTGTACATTGGGTCAGGCTCGCGCTCAAGGTCGCCCAAAATCACCCTCTTGATCCATTTTTCTGCAGCTTGTTTGTGTTCTTGACCGCGTGCAGGTGGGGGATCTTTTTCAGGCGTTATTGCTCGATAATCACCTTTCATTAGCTTTTCATACTCATCCTCATCTACCAAATAGGCGATGGGGCCATGTCCACGAGACTCGTCAATCGCACACTCGAAGTGAGAACTTCCTTCGCTATGGCAGGATCTGATGTTCTCAATGTCGCTCATGCGCAACACATCGAGCGGATGTCGCGACAAAATCACCATCATCTGGTTCGTTGACTCAGGATTGTTAAAGGCTTCCTCTACTTGGCGCCAGTTGTTATCTTTTGTATAAAAGGTTTGTTTCTTGCGCCACCATTCCTTAAGGTCTTCTGGAATACTTTTGTTTTTGAGGATAACGCGCGAAAGGGGTCGCTCTTCAGTTTTAGTAATCGTTTCGCCGGCGCGCGGTCCTTTCGGAATGGTAACCGTTCGCACTTTGGCAATACGCAAATCGGCCACTTCTATTTCTTTATCATATTCTTCGCCGCCATCTTGCCTCCGCAACTTCTGCTTAACATAGCGCGTGGGAAAGTGCGGGCGTTCCCACTCTTCAAGTTCCTCGTCTGGAGAAATTTCCCATTCTTGATCCGTTAAAATATTCACGATCTTTTGAAGCTTAATAGCGTCTGGATTCTTTAAGGGTATGGCGCGCCGCAGTTTGCCATCAAAGAGTTCGTCAAAGGATAGCTTGGAATAGTCATCGCCAAACCAGTCCATAACATTCGTTGCTTGGTGGCGAGAGATCTCGTCTATCGATTGACATTTCTTCGAAGAAGTGGTGGTTTTTTTGCTTTCTTGTAAAAATTTAAACCAGGCGCCAGTTGCAATATCCATCTTATTCTACTCCTACGATATAAATAGTTAGTATTTGCTGATTCATCTCCAAAGTAATTGGATCAACGCAATGATGAACGCTAAAAGCACGCATGTCATCGTCTTAGCTGTAAACATGCTTTCACTTAAAAAATACCACGTAAGCACAGGGAAAGTTAAATAGGACAACGCGAAAATTAAGAACCTTGGTCCCCATATTTCTCCCATTTCAGCATAAGCCAGTTGCATGCCATACCAAAAGCACAAAGAGGCAGGAAAAGTAAAAATAATTATTGGAAGGAAAGGTTTATTTGACCACCACTCCCACACAAATTGAGAATTAAGATGAAACCAACCCAATGCCTGCCCTGCCGTAAACAAAACACATGCATATAAAATTTTAGAAGTTAACAATTATTAGCTCCTCACAATTATCGCGATTGGAAGTGGGGCGCCCATATTTATCAATCATGTGAATATCATAATCAGCATACATTTGAAAAAGTTGGGGGTGTTTTTGATAAACGATAATCATCTTTTTATCCATGCTTTGAACTCGGGCATGTAAATCGCGATGATTAATAGAAGCCATATCGTGCCCTCGGCTCTTTCCATATTCAAATAGGTTAAAATTAAACTTACCTGCTGGCAATAAAATAAAATCTGTATGTGTTGCCACACTGAGCCCCTCAAGCGCATTTTCTTCTTTATCCCAAAAGGGATGAAAGTTGATCCCCTCGAAGTTTTTTAAATACCTAATTGATTCGGGGGTAAAATGTGTCTTCGTAAGTCCCCCAGTAGATGTTTTTCCATATTCAGAGCAACGATTCAAAAGGAAAAAGAAGGCAGCACGAGTATATACATCCCCAAACTGAGGCCATGATTCTTGTAAATAATGAAACAACATGGAATCCAATTGAGGATAAAACTCTTCGACCGCTGCCACCACTTTTTCTTTATTAGTTTTAATCGCTGCCCAGAATTCATAAATCACATGCTTATTAGTGTGCGCAATCACAGTTCTGTTGCTGCGAGCTAATGCTAACTCTACATCTCCTGCATATAACATGAAAGAACTAATAGTGCTCTCTGGTGGGATCAAATCTTTAAGAAATTTACCGCTTTTAGAGGAAAGCGGAGATCTAATCGGAGACTTCATCTTTATTGGTCCCAATCGATTCTTTGAGAGCTTCTAGTTTGCTTCCCAATTCTTCCATGTGCTCAACAGTTGTCGCTTGCGACGGCACGGGAACATTTGGCTGACCATAAGATTCTTGAGCTTTATAGTTAAGGTATCCAACAATTATATGAGACACATCATTTAATCTATGATCGATAGAAGCCAACGTGAGCCTAATTTTGTCAAGCCGCTCTGCCATCTCATAAGATAAAATAACATCTGCAGGCTCGAGCCTACAATCAGCCTGCAAACTTTGATACTCTATAAAAGCGCTCTCTAAGAGTCGCCCCGCTTCGCGTGCCAAATCTTCTATATCAACTGAATATTGAATATTTATTCTTTGTCCCATTCTATCCTCTTAATACTTTTTTAGCAGTGAAGGTGTCTGGCTCTATATTTAGTTCTGTTTCTATGAGTTTGGGATCCCCCACTACCACAATATCAGTGCCTGTATGTCCCCGATTAATAGTCACCTTAGAAAACCTATGATTGGGATCTAGTCCATCTGATATCAGCCCTCTTTCGTTTAGTTCTTGAATCATTTTCTCTTCTCGGATCATAATCACATGCCGTGGGTTAACAAATATTTCCCGTAACATATAATTTTGTCGTGTTGTCACGGCTCCATTACTGCAAACTTCTGTCAGTTTAACTAACATTGTTAGGCTCCATTGGATAAATCTTGCGAGTGGGGGCAGTCCAACGCTGTCCAGCTACCATCACCTCTACCCACGCTTGATTAGCGTCTCCGCTAATAAATACTCCTACCTGTGGCTTATCTATTTTTAAAATGCTGGAAGGACACTCAATGTCCTCTTGTAATATGACTCCTTGAGGAATATATACTAAATCTCCTGGGTTAAATTTCATTTTGGTTACTCCGTTTGTATAATACCATAGTTAGTTGTGATGAGGGTACCGGCACAACTAATTGCATTTTGCAGCGCTGTGCGCGTCACCTTCACCGGATCGATGATTCCGTTTTCATAAAGATCAACTAACTCATCTTGACGGAAATCCCATCCAGTTTTTTCATCAGTCTCTGTGATCTTTTGAATGATGATGTCCGCTGATTTTCCTGCATTCTGAGCCATTTGTCTAAGAGGGGCGCAGCAAGCGGCTTGGACAATAGAGCGAGCCAAAGTATGCTCGCCGGCGCTCCCTAAAGATGCCAATGCCATACCGCTGCGCAATAAAGCAGTGCCTCCTCCTCCTACTATTCCCTCTTCTTGCGCCGACCGCACAGCCTCTAAGGCGTCTTCAATACGATGTTTGCGCTCTGTCATCTCAATTTCTGTGGCTCCCCCCACATGGATAACCGCTACCCCGGACGACAATCTCACAATACGCTCTTGGATCTGCTCGCACTTTTGAATTGATTCAGTCTGACTAATCAGTGCTTTTAAATTCTCAATGCGTTCTTCTACTTTTTCAAAATTTGCATGTCCTCCCACAAGAGTAGTCCTGTATTGAGTACTTTCAATAAACTTGGCGCTTCCTAGGTGAGACATTTGCACGTCCGGTAACTTAATACCGCTTTCGCGAGTTATAAAGGTTGCACCAATTGAAGTTGCGAGATCATCTAAGGTGTGGCGCCTTTCTTCTCCATATCGCGGTGCTTTGATAGCGGCCACTTTCATAGTGCCACGCATGGCATTCATAATAAGAGCCGCTAAAGCTTGACCTTCTATATCTTCTGCAACAATGACTAGGGGGCGCCCTTCTCTTGCCATCATTTCCAAAAGAGGTAAAATTTGTTCTACAGTTGTAATCTTATAGTCGGTTACCAAAATGAGCGGCTCCTCATGGTGCATAACCGCCCTGCGCTCATCGGTAACAAAAGCGCCGGCGCAGTACCCAGCATCAAACCTAAACCCCTCTGTAACGTCAAGGGAAGTTTCCAGCGACCGTGACTCTTCAATGGTGATTGATCCGTCTTGTCCAACGCGATCAACAGCTAACGCAATAAGTTCACCTATTGTCTTATCATTGTTTGCGGATATAGTGGCAATATGCTGAATGTCTTCGATGCTTTGCACTGGGCGCGCCAATTCTTTAAGGTTGGCTGTTACTTCCTGCACTACCGAATTCAATCCTCGTTGTAATTCTATCGGAGACATGCCGGCTAAAATATATTTCTGAGATTCTAATAGGATTGATCGCGCTAGCACTGTAGCCGTTGTGGTCCCGTCACCAGCGTCACTATTAGTTTGAATAGCTGCCTGTTTGATAATTTGGGCGCCTGCATTTTCGAAAGGATCATCAAGCGCAACAAAATGCGCTACCGTGACCCCATCTTTTGTAATAAAAGGAATCTTCCCCTTTTCCTGCAACAAAACATTACGACCACGTGGTCCCAATGTAGACGCAACGTTGTCTGTCAGAACATTTACTCCCTTCATAATTTTTTGTTGTAAACTTTCTTTACTCTCATAATCTCTACTCAATGCTCACCTCATGTTAATAGTATAATCTCTTTTAAACAGTTTGTCAAGTTATTTATTTCAAGCTTCTGTCTCGGGGGTAGCCACGTCTGCAGCCAAGAGCTTCACTACTTCTGTGCCCTCGTCTTGTGCTTTTTGATTAGCGTTCATCGCTGTCGAGCGCCTGTCTGAACTAAAGTATTTACCAATATTTTCAGTAAAATCCTTCGTTGTCTCTAAAAGCGTCATCATATCGGTGCCCATCTTCTTGATATAAATATCAGCACATGCCTTAATATTTTTAGTAGAGAGATTAAGCTCGCCATAATATACAACGTTGGCAATATTAGTAATCTTCTCGGTGGCTGCAGCACTAATTGCCCACTGCTTTCCTCCAGTGTCGCCTTTGGTTTCCATGAGTTGGCGCTCTTGTTCCATCATAATCTTCTCTCTCTCGTGAAACTCTCCAAAATAAGACTCTGCGAGTTGTTTGGGCTCTTCGGGCTGACCTTCAGCATATCCAGTGTTGTATGCCTTTATTGCTGCGTTAAGGACTCTCTTCTGTTCAGGCTCTTTCAGTTCGGGTTTTGTTGCGAGCCAGCTTTCAAAATCAGGTTCTTTGCCGGCTTCCGCATCAGCCTTGCCTTGTGATCGGGCGGAAAATCTCTCTGCTCTTGTTCTTTCTCCCGAATACTGTTTCTGCTTTACAGCCGGATCTTTGGGCGCGCTGGCGCCGGCATCAAAGTTGCCTTGATCATCAAGATTCTTTTTGAACATCCCCAAGCTCTGATTGTATCCCGGAGTCTGTAAAAGAACTTCTTGCATTTTGAGCAACAAATCGGGAGTGGCCGGTGACGACCACGCTTGAGCGAGTTCATTAATTGCCGGTCCTTGATCGCCAAGAAGATCAGCGTTGCCGGCAGTCTCCATGATCGCTACAAAGTTTTTGCGACTAATAACGAAGTCAAGTAACATCAACTCAGTAACATCATCGCCATCCGAATTTTTGCGCCCAATTAAATATTTGATCTTTTCAACCCCAGAGCCGCCGCGAATAAACAAGTAGTCCACAAGATTAGTAAAGCTTCCGTGAATGGGCGTTTTAGGGCTGAGTAATTTAAGGCTGACCGGCTCTTCATCGCCAGTAACAAAGTCTTCGATAGGGAGAGTTCCACCAACGCGACCAGCGATTTGTTTACCGTCTGTGATCGCTGCCATAAACCCCTCAAACACGAAGCCCGACGATGACTCACTATAGTCATTCAAACATGCTTGAAGCGCCTCGATAATCATCATCATATTTAAAATGGCATTGAATCTCATGCCGGTGCCCTTGCGCTTTGCCGAGACGGGATCAACAAAGCTGTTGACGTGAGCGATCCTGGCCTGAACACTCGGTTGACGCGTAATCGATGCAAAAATTCTATCAATATCTTTTCGTGATTGACTGTTGGGATCGCCCCACGCTTCATTGGGCATGAGCTTTGGAATGGGAATAGACATGCTGAAGCGTTCTGCTTCGTTGAGAAGGGGAGTTGGGGTAGAACTATCTATCACCTCACCCCCTATCGTCTCATAAACTCTCTCCACCATTTCTAATAGCGAAGAAAGATCAACAGTGTTTTTCTTTTCTTTTTCTTTACCATATTCTATTTCTAAAACATCACTTAATCCATCAGACATTTTTTAACTCCTTATACAATCTCGTCCGCAATTCCATATTCCACGGCTTCCTCTGCTGATAAATAGATATTAACCTTTTGCTCCAGCATTTTTTTAAGTTGGGATTTGGTCATTTTTGTTTCCTCTATTAAACGGTTTATGTACATTGCCTGTAAATCTTGAATAGCTTCCATTTCATTAACTAAGTTGTGGAGAGAGCCGTGGTTGCCAGCTACCACCGAATGGAGCATGACACGACAGTTTTTTCCAATTTTACGCTTACCGTGTGTTCCACCGGCGAGGAGGAGCACACCAGCCGACATCACCTTTCCCATCCCAATGGTGCTGATGTCTGTGGTTCCTTGGATTTGCTTCATCATGTCATACAAAGCAAACATGTCATCGGCATTACCTCCATATGTAGAAATATAAAAGTCGATGTCTTTCCGTTTAGTTTGGTCTTCAATAAGTTTGTTTTGTTCATTCATATACAAAAGAGACAAAATAACCTCTGCTACTTTTTCTTCAACAACATCCGCGAATAGCCCCACTAGTCGCAATTCAGGCTCAGCGTTCTGATCGGCTCCTCCTTGGACGAGGAGAATCTTTTTACCATCATCCCCTTCTATGAGTTTGTTCACTTTTTCTTTAATACGATCAATCATCTTAATCCTCCGTAATAAATTTTATTAAATCATCTCGATTAGTCTCTAAAAATTTCATCGCACTATCCCAGTCATGAAACTTAACCAAGTGGTCAAAGAACCCCCCGTGCGCATCAACAATCTTTTGAATGGCGCGCTTTTTATATAACGTCAATTCATCGGTGAATTGACGCTGAAAAGCTTGAAGGTTTTGCTCACTAGCTTTGCTTTCTTTAAGAACATTTAAGCGATACTGGCGGGAATATTGAAAATTTTCTAAAGCTTTCACAGTAATAAATAGTGCGATTAATTGAGTGACATGGATTAATTGCATACTTTTTCGCGCACTGCTCAGAAAATAGAACGTTTTACAGGTTATGTAACCAAACACAAAAACCAAACAATAAAGCCACACGCTATGATCCATATCACTTCCCATCCTTAAAAACAAATAACCACTGGGGGTCCAGTGGTTATTATAACTCTTTACAAACTAAAAGTCAATTACTATTTGTGAGTAAGTCGTTGAAAAATCCTCTCAGTGAGGGCATCAATCATTTCGGCCTTTTTATTTTCTTTAACTAGGCGTGACGCAACACGCTTGGCTACCGCATTTACTAGATCTTCTTTGGTCTCGTATAGATCGCGATTTCCAGGCATCTCTTCTACTTCTTCTTCAGCTTCGATGTCCATACCGGCAGGCTCGCCTAAATCTTCTTCAGCCGATACATCTAATTCTTCTTCACCCCCTTCGAGGTCTACCTCTTCTTCGGCGCCAAGTTCGCCCATTTCAATACTAACTTCTTCTCCGGTCGCGTCTTCAAGCGCGCCGGCAAATGCACTCATAAAGTCATCGAGAGAAATTTGCAGCCCATCGCCGCCCATGTCCATGCCCATGTCATCTTCTACTTCGGCGTCCATGGATAACTCATCTTCGACTGGCTCGTCTGGAGCCATTTCAACTTCGGCATCCATTTCGATCTCTTCGTCTCCAAGCTCCATTGGCTGCTCTTGGAGGCTTAAGCCTTCTACTCTGCTGTTGCCAACGGCGCCCATATTGGCTAATTTCATAAAACGACGAATCTCTGATTCAGTCAAAAGTTTCTTACGAGCCATTATAATTCTCCTTTAAATAAAAACTCACCTGTAATTAGTGGCGTCATCCCATAAATACCTTAAAAATTTAAACCATTCTGTATACAATGCTTTTTTAACTTTTTCAAAGCTTCTGTTTCTATCTGTTTTACTCTCGCAAAAGAAACATGCAGACGATCTGCAACCTCACGCAAAGTGAGCCTCCCATTCTCATAAACAGAAATCAAAGAACAATTATATTCGGGCGAATAATCAATCCAAAGACGACATTCTTGCTGGGGACATTTAATTGCGTGGCGACGGCACAGCCGCGAACATTCTAATAAGCCATCACGTTGTTTCATAAGTCTGGAAATTCCTCTTCTAATAAATCAAATATGTTATCCACCTCTCCCTCTGTCAGCGCAAAATCTCGTAATTTTTGGCGACCCTTTTTTTGAAGCTTGTCGGACTTTGTTAACTTAGCCTTTGATTTGGCTGCAATCTCATTAGTATATTCTAAAATTCGCTCATCATCTTCAATCAATCCTGTAATGATGTGCCGAAAAAAGGTGGCTTGCGTCAATCTCAAATATTTAAGCTTTAAAATAAGCTGTGCGTGACGATAATCGTTTTCAGTAAAAACAATACGTTTTGTTAAATTGCCGTAATCGATGCTCGTGCTCATGTCCATTGCCGGTTCAAAATATGTGTATGACTTTCACTCAACCCAGAAGGGGTTTGATGCACAAATCGGGCTCGAGCTTGTAACTCTTTTAGATTGCGCGCGCCGGTGTAAGAAAACCCAGAACGAATTCCTCTTTCTAATTCTTCGAGGATGTGCTTCACGGGTCCACGATATGGTACGCGCGCGGCCACTCCTTCGAACGAGCTATAGTGTCCATGCCAATCTACTTGTGCCTCTTTACTTGCCATTCCTCGGTAAGATTTCCATCGGGTACCGTCTATGTCCTGGAGGATTTTTCCTGGCGTCTCCTCGGTACCAGAGAGCAGTGAGCCACACATTACAGCATCGGCGCCGGCTGCCAATGCCTTAACCATGTCGCCAGCATTGCGGATGCCTCCGTCAGCTATAATCTTAATGTCTCGGTCTGTCTTGGCACAGTTTATAATCGTCTGTAATCCCGGAATTCCGTGTCCAGTTTGAATTCTAGTGGAACAAATAGATCCGCCACCTATATTGCAGCGCGCAGAGTGGGCGCCCCAGTCGGCTAAATCATTGATGCCTTCTAAAGTGGCCACGTTGCCTGCCATGATATGAATGTTATCGTCTAAGCGGCTTCGAAGGACCTTAAGTGCGTTCTTCATCAAAATATGATGACCGTGAGCTACGTCCACACAAATGATACTTACTCCGGAGAGTGCTAAATCAGTGGCACGCTCTTCAAAGTCTCCTGTGACGCCAACGGCTCCCCCCACCACCGCTTCCGATGGAAGCGCATCGAGGTGCCGGCACTGCTCTTCAATCGACATATAGCGATGAATGATGGCTGTCGCGCGATGTGCGTCCATCGCCCCAGCCATGCGGGAGTCCGAGATGGTATCCATCGGGGAAGCGATGATGGGCAGCAGCAGATATGCGTTTTGCCCTAAGTCGGAAGAAATGTCGATTTCTTGTCGCGAAGTAATATCTGAGTATTGGGGCGACAAGAGAACGTCGTCATAGGAAAGCCCACGTTCCACTATTCTTCATCCTGTGAAGCTTGTGCTGCAGCTTTCGCTTCCTTGGCTTTAGCAGCCTCTTGACTGCGGCGAAAAGTAGGTGATCGAACTTCTAAGTCATCGCCCGAGATGCCTCCTTCTTCCGGGGGTCTATCGCCCCGTCGTGTGACGCCGTCCATCCCTCGAGTGGGATCGGGAGCAACAGGAGGAGCAGCACGGGGCGCAAATCGCGGTCCAAAGTATTGCTGCAAAGTTATCATTACATTCTCATTTTCAGCTAATGCTTTGCCGTGTTTGGCAATCTCTTCTACCCACTCTGTGTGATCGGGGACAGCGCTGGGATTTGTAAGCAATAGTTCAAGAGTAGCATATGCTTCTAGTGCTTTCCCTCGTAGCTGCAAAATGGCAGCCTCATATAAATTTTTTGACATCTTATTTCTCCTTTTCAATAAATGATTTGATATCTTTCACATTATACCATGTCTTCTTGTTGTTTTTCCCCTTGGGGGGATCGGGCATTACTCTAATGCGGGGGGACCTTTTTCCCAACTTCATTACACAAATGGTGGGAATTCCATGAAATCCCAAAATTCGTTCTACGTCTCCATAGTCCATAACATTAAAAGCAAAAAAATGTACATCTGGATAGTGCGTTGCTATATCTTCATATGGCTCTTGCAGCGCATGACAATAGTGACAATTATTAGAATAAAACTTCACCACAATAGTAGCTTTGTCTTCTTTAATTTTGCCACCTAAAATTTGCTGCAGCGCACGTTTAGATAGTCTTTCAATCGGCATTCTTTTTTCCTTGAGCGCGTTCCTTGCGGCGTGTTACGGCGGCGCCCTCTTCTATTAAAGCTGCGAGGCGCGCGCGCTCTTTAGCGGCGCCCACTCCTTCACCAAGGCGCTCATCTAGCACCTTAAGCTGTTGAGTGTGGGTGCGAGAGGTGCGACACTCAGCCATTTCTTGCGCTTGTTCCCGCAACTCTTGGCGCCTGGCGCGCCCTCTATTAATCCGTCTCGTGCTCATCTATCACCTCCTCGGCTTTCTGAATACATGTAGGACAGAAGAGTCTCACCATCTTCTCGCGTATTACTACCTTCCAAGAGAATACCATACTTTTATCTTGTTTGTCAAATGGGTTTTCGCATGCAGTGCATTTATCTGGAAGCTGGTTAAAAAGGAAAATTTTATCCGAGAGTTTTACTTCGGCATCATCCAACCCTTGCTTCTTAAGCGCTCGTCGTTGTTCACGATTCATTAAATTACTCCAATCTTAGGAAAATCTATATAAACATTTCGTGCGCTATTATGAAACACTACTACTGCTGACGGGAAAGGAGCACTATTTTCTCCGTTTCCAAACTTTAGGCGCCCCTTAACAAAATATAACTCATGAGCTTTTAGCACATAATCGTGCCAATATCGCGTATCAGTTCGCGCAGGAATCAATGCCACAACAGTGGTGTTCTCCTTACGTGATTCTTCGTAAGCTTTTTTGATCCAGTCCTTAATTCCTCGACCATAAGGGGGATTCATAAATACAACGTTTCCTCCCCAATCTTGTTCAAGACCGTTGTCGTCCTCGGTATAGTGGTTTGCTACTTTATAGTTGGACTGGTTTGAACATGGGTCCAACGTAAAAGGCCCAAATTTGTCTGACAATTTGTCAAAGAAATGTTGAGGAGTACCCCACTCTTTTGATTTCGAACTGAACATTACTTGTTGTGT